TGCCTTATGCTGGACCAGCTCAAACCAAAGGTGGAATTATTCTATCTGATACTTCTAAAGATACAATTCAAATGACAACTGTTTGTGCTTATGTTCTTAAAATGGGAAATCTTTGTTACAGAGATAAAGATAAATTTCCATTAGGAGCGTGGTGCAAGGAAGGTGATTGGGTAATTTTTGGAAGATATGCAGGTAGCAGATTCAAAATAGAAGGTGGTGAAGTTAGAATTCTTAATGATGATGAAATTATTGCTAAGATAGATAACCCTGCTGATATTTTGCACATGTACTAATAGGAGAACAACATGGATAAAGAAACAAAAAAACAACCAGAAGTTGAATTAGATCTAGACGACGCTAAAGAAACATCTGTAGAATTAAAGGAAAAAGAAGATACTAAAAAAGCTCCTAACTTAAATGTTGGTGAAGTTGATTTAGGATACACAACACATGATGGTAAAGCAGAAAAAGAAAAAGAAAAAATTTCTGTTGAAGAAATAGAAGAACAACCAAAAGTTGAAACTAAAACAGAAGTTAAAACTGAAGCTAAACCAGCAGGTGAAAATCTAGAAGAGTATACTGAAAGCGTAAAAAAACGTATTGATAAATTAACTTATAAAATACGTGAAGCAGAAAGAAGAGAAAAAGCTGCTTTAGAATATGCTAAAGGTCTACAAAAAAAATACTCAGATGCTGAATCTAAGTATATGGATGTGGATACAAACTACATCAAAGAATTTGACGCAAGAGTTGATGCTCAACGTGCACAAGCAAAAGCTAAGTTAAAGCTTGCCATTGAGTCTCAAGATGCGGAACAAATTGCATCTGCACAAGATGAACTGACAAGGTTGTCCGTTGAGAAAGAAAAGGCACGAATCGTTATGAGCGAGCGTGAGGCAGCTAGAAAATCTTTTGAGGAACAACAAAAAGCTCAAGCTGTGCAAAAAGCACCTCAACAACCAATTACTCCAAGTACAAAAGCTAAGTCATGGGCTGAAAAAAATGAGTGGTTTGGTAATGATAAATACATGACAAACTCAGCATTTATGCTTCATGAAGACTTGGTAAGTCAGGGGTTTGACGCAGAGAGTGATGAGTATTATAATGAGGTAGATAAACGTATGAGAGATTTATATCCTCATAAGTTTGCTAAATCTCAGGAAACTGAGGTTACAGAGGAGAACAGAAAACCCGTCCAAACTGTTGCTTCTGCTGGTAGAAAACAATCAGGACGCAGAACCGTGAGACTCACCAAATCACAGGTGGCTATTGCTAAAAAATTAGGGGTGCCACTAGAAGAGTACGCTAAATACGTGAAGGAGGTATAAATGAGCGATAAATTAAATAAAAGAACTTCACGCGAGTCAGAAGTAAGAAATAAGGATCTTCGTAAGAAGCCTTGGACTCCACCGTCAAGTCTGGATGCACCTAAAGCACCAGCGGGTTTTGTTCACAGATGGATTAGAACAGAATCGCAGGGTTTTCAGGATACTGCAAACGTATCTAAAAAACTCAGAGAAGGTTGGGAATTTGTGAGAGCCGAAGAAATTAAAAATTCTATGGGTGATCATGACTATCCAGTAATCGCTGAGGGAAAATATGCTGGGTTAGTAGGGGTTGGCGGCCTTGTGTTGGCAAGGATACCTGAAGAGATTGTCAAAAGTCGTTCCGAGTATTTTAAAAGAATTACTCAGGATAGAATTAAGTCGATTGATGCTGATCTGATGAAGGAACAACGACCAGGAATGCCTATCAATATTGATAGACAGACCCGTGTAACTTTTGGTGGTGGACGAAAGTCATAAATTTTTGGCAAAAGTCAACTACTGTAAATTAAAATAAATAAACGGAGTATAAAATAAATGGCAAACGTAACAGAAAAATTTGGTCTTAGACCAAGTAGACAACTTAACGGTAGTCCATTCATTAACGCTCAAAACAGATATAGAGTAGCAAACAATAACTCTACTAACATTTATCAAGGTGACGTGGTGATCCCATTTGCTTCTGGTAACGTTGGAAGAGCTATTGCTAACTCATCTACACCTGTTGTGGGAGTTTTCAATGGATGTTTTTATACAGATCCAACAACGCAAAAACCAACATGGAAGAATTATCTTCCAGGTTCTACAGTTGCTAGCGATATCATCGCTTTCGTAATTGACGGACCAGACACAGTGTTCGAAGTGAACGCTAATGATGTTTTTGCAGTTGCTGACATCTTTAAAAACTTTTCAATCTCTAATGAGACTGGAAATACTAAAACAGGTATATCATATGTACAATTAGATATGGCGAATTCAGGAACGGCTTCGACATTCTTAGTACAAGCTATTGATATATCAGGCGACGTACTTAACAGCGATGCAGCTGTATCTAATGCGAACGTGCTTGTTAGAATTAACAACCACTTCTATAGATCAGCTACTTCAGGACTATAATAGGAGAATAAACTATGGCTATATCACGTTCACAGCTAGTTAAAGAACTAGAGCCAGGATTGAATGCCCTATTCGGCCTGGAATACAACAGATACGACAACGAGCACACAGAAATCTTTACATCTGAATCTTCAGACAGAGCTTTTGAAGAAGAAGTAATGTTAACTGGTTTCGCAGGTGCTGCTATCAAACAAGAAGGTGCAGGAGTGCAGTTCGATCAAGCTTCTGAAGCCTACACTTCAAGATACACTCATCAAACAATTGCTTTAGCATTTGCTATAACTGAGGAAGCTATTGAAGATAACTTGTACGATAGATTAGCTTCTAGATATACTAGAGCTTTAGCTCGTTCAATGTCACAAACTAAACAAACAATCGCAGCTAATATTTTGAATAATGGTTTTGATTCAAATTACACAGGTGGTGATGGAGTTCAGCTTTTAGCTAGTAACCATCCTCTTGCTAATGGATCAACTTTTTCAAACATTTTAGCTACTGCAGCGGATCTTAACGAAACTTCATTAGAACAATCGTTAATTGATATTGCAGGATTTGTAGATGAAAGAGGTTTAAAAATTGCTCTTCAAGGTAGAAAATTGATTATTCCAAAAGAATTACAATTTACTGCTGAGAGAGTATTAAGATCTCCACTTAGAACATCTACATCTGATAATGACATTAATGCAATGTTAAATATGGGAATGATTCCAGAAGGTTACAGAGTGAATCACTTCTTAACTGACACAGATGCATTCTTTATCATTACAGACGCTCCTAATGGATTAAAAGAATTCGTTAGAAGTCCAATCAAAACAGCTATCGAAGGCGATTTTGATACTGGTAACGTAAGATTCAAAGCTAGAGAAAGATACAGCTTCGGTTGGTCTGACCCTAGAGGAATTTTCGGAACTCCAGGAGCGGCTTAATAATTAAGTCTTTTCATAAAAGGGGCCAAGGTTTACTTTGGCCCCTTTTTCTTTTATAATCATAAATAATCTAGATATAATAGTTTTGTAGACTGGCTAGACAGACTGTATAGAGACTACAAAGCTTAACCACTATACGGGAGAATAATATGGGACAATCAACGTTTTCAGGACCAGTAAGATCATTAGCAGGTTTTATTAGTTCTGGAGTATCAAACTCAGTAACAACAGCAGTAGGTGCAACTTTAGATGTTGCTAATTATGCTGGAAAACAAATCTATTACACAAGCACAGCTACAGCAACTTTCACATTGCCAGCTGTAAATACAACTACACCAAGTGATCCAACTGATCCAAATCAGTCTAATAACTATGGTGCAACTTTTAGTTTTGTACTTTCAACAACTGTAACAGGTGATTTTAAAGTACAAGTTGCTAATTCTAGTGATACTATGGTAGGAACAGCCATTCTTGGTTCTGGTACTACTGCATTAGTATTTAGTACAGTAACTGCATCTGACACTATTACTTTAGATGGAACAACTAAAGGTGGAGTAGGTGGAGCGACTATTACTGCTACAGTAATTGGAGCTAACAGATACAAAGTTAATGTAGTATCTGGTGCTACAGGAGCAGTAGCTACACCATTTAGTGCTGCAGTATAATTAATTAATTTTAAGAGCTCCTTCGGGAGCTCTTAATAAAAGGAGTTTAAATGAGTTTTAAAAGTGATGTAAAACCAATTGTGATTTTAAATACACAAACAAGTGCAGTTGCTTTTACTGGAAGAACAAGATTAAGAGGTTATGCTTTACAATCTGTTGGAACTTCTGGAACTGTTGTTATCAATGGTTTAGCAAACGCCACTACTGTTAGTGTTTCTACTAATACACAAGTTTATATATTAGGATCAGTTGGTGCTGGACAAACATCTACATTAAATATTCCAGAAGATGGAGTTTTATATAGTATTAACAATGCTGTTGGTTGTGTAGACGGAATAGGCGTAGTTAATAATTCTGGAATAATTGTTACTTTATTTATAGATAAATAATAAAATGTCTGGCTTCGGTATTCAAAAGCGTGGGACAGGTAAAGCTGTTAGAAAAATGTCTTTAGGTGGAGCTTTAGCTATTAAATCTGGAGCATATCAAGGAAAACCAGGCGACTATGAACAAAGATATTATACACAAGCTTTATTTCCACAAGCATCTCAAGTAACAGGATATTCACCACCTCCAGAAACTGAAAAAAAATCAGAAGAAAAAAAAGAAGGCATGGCTAGAGGTGGAGATGTGCAACCACCTAAAACTAAAAAATATTTTAGACCAACAAAGTCTGGTGCTGGAATGACTAAAGCTGGAGTTGAAAGATATAGAAGAGAAAACCCAGGTTCAAAGTTATCCACAGCAGTTACTGGTAAAGTTAAACCAGGAAGCAGAGCAGCTAAAAGAAGAAAATCATTTTGTGCAAGATCTGCAGGACAAATGAAAATGTTTCCAAAAGCTGCAAAAGACCCTAATTCTAGATTAAGACAAGCAAGAAGACGATGGAAATGTTAATTTCTTGCAATGTCTTATTTAAATGCTAACATACCACCCATATACTGTAAAATAAGAAAGGAATATTTGTATGACTTACGAGACCATCAAGGAGAAACTGAAGACTGTGTGGTATTTGGTTTGGGGAGTATTAGCGGCCGTGCAACGTTGTTTCATTGTTTACTTGGCAACGGTGCAATATATTGGAGACTTCCTATCTCTGCTTTTGTTCAAAGAAGAATCAGCAGTAATGTGCATAGCACACAAATGGAACATCAAGATCTCGAAGATCTTCAGTTATGGAATTCATTTAGTTATTATCCTAGTGTTACTGTTTTTGATTTTTTAAAAGGACAACGCTGTAAATATTTTAGTAAAAATAAAAATAAACTTTATCATGGTGAATATTTATTTACGATTGATTGGGCACATCCAGAATCTAATATTGTGGATACTGAACATTCCGAAATTCCTGATCAACATAAGTGTGGACATGTTTTGGCTCTCGATAACGGTAATTATGCAATTATGCCTAATAATCGTATTTTGTGGAGTATCCCTAGTTTTACTACTTCATCATCTGTACCAGATTATAAAGTGCAAACTACAATTTGGAATGTTGAAAATAAAGGATTAATTACAGATGACACAGATAAATTTTTTTATGATATAATGAATGAGGAAAAAAAATAAAATGTTTTACAAAAACTTTGTACCAAAAGTCAAAAATTAATTGTATCAACAATTTAACATCTGGATGCTGTTTATTAAATCACTGTAAATGTTATGACAACAAAGATTTTAACGATCTGGAAATACATAATTATAGCGATCTTAGCCTTCTTATTAGGTACGTTTTTTCCGAATCCAGTTGCAAAAAAGAAAACTGAAAACGCCATTATCGCCTGGGCTAAAAGCCTAGGGTTTGGTCCTCCAAGGTTTGAATATCATAATAACGAAGAATTCATTACCTCCCTTAAAAAGTGTATCACTTACCTAAATTTTGAAATTCCAACAAGAAATCACATAAATACAGAACTCATAGTAGCTCAAGCTATAGTTGAAAGTAATTATGGAACATCACGATTTGCCATTGAAGGAAACAATTTATTTGGTATAAGAGTATGGTCTAAAGAAGGTATGTTGCCTTATAGACAGCCAGATCATATAGAATGGCGTGTAAGAGTATTTAAAACTAAATGTGATTCTGTTAAATATTACATAGAGATTTTAAATACAAAACAAGTGTATGCAGAATTTAGAAAAGCTAGAGATATGTCATTTAATAGAGATCCAATAAGAATGGCAAAAGCATTAGATAGTTTTTCTACAAATAAAGAATATGAAAAACATGTTATTGAGGTTATAAATAAATTAAGAAATATTAAATGATAGAAGCATTACTACTTTTCAATATAGCTGTTTGGACATACTATACATATTTTTATTAAAATGGAACTAAGTAAAAGTTTTACATTAAATGAATTAATAAAGTCTCAAGAAGCAATAAGACTCGGAATAGAAAATATTCCAAACAAAGAACATATAGAAAATTTAAAAATACTTTGTGAAAAAATATTACAACCTTTAAGAGATTATTATGGTTTACCTGTTTCTATATCTTCTGGTTATAGATCAGTTGCACTTTGCGAAGCTATAGGATCTTCTGCCAAGAGTCAGCATACTAAGGGTCAAGCTGCAGATTTTGAAATATTTGGTGTAGCAAATAAAGATGTTGCAGATTTCATTATACAAAATCTTGATTATGATCAATGTATACTTGAATTCTGGAATGAAAATGAACCTAATAGTGGGTGGGTTCATTGTAGTTATTCAATAAATGGTAATAGGAAGCAGTACTTGAAGGCACAGAAGGTAAATGGTAAAATTGTATATTCACCAATGGTTTAATTATGCCAATAGGAAGATCCCAAATACCCCAACAAATAGAAGGAAAACTTCGTGGAGCAAAACCATCTAAAGCCATGCTTGCATATAAAAAAAGAAAGAAAAAAATAAAATGACAAAACTTTGTTCTAGAGGAAAATCAGCAGCAAAAAGAAAATTTGCAGTATATCCCTCTGCATATGCAAATGCATATGCTTCAAAAATTTGTGCAGGTAAAATAAAAGATCCTTCTGGTAAAAAAAGAAAAGATTGGAAGCCTAAAGGTGCTTATATGGGTAAATTTATAGAAGTAGAAATGAATAATAAAAATTATTCTAATGAATCTTTAAAAAGTTACTATGGAGATTTATTAAAATAATGCCTGAAGATAAAAATAAAGAAGAATCTGTAATAGAACTTGCTAAAAGAGTTGGATCTAAAGAAGCAGCAAGAATTATTACGGCTGAAAAAGCAAAATTAAAGCAAGAAAATAATTTTGAAAAGACTGGACAATATTATTTTGATCTTGATCTTGGTTTAAAGCAAGGTGGTCTTGCAAAATGGTTTAATGAAAAATGGGTTGATATTTCTGCTCCTAAAAAAGAAGGCGGATATAAAGAATGTGGAAGAAAATCTGCAAATAATTCAAAAAGAGGATATCCAAAATGTGTTCCTGCTGCAAAAGCAGCAAGAATGACAGAAAGTCAAAAAAGATCAGCGATAATTAGGAAAAGAGCTGTATCTAACACAGGTCCAAAACCAAAAAATGTTAAAACAATAGTAAATAAATCAAAAAAAATGAAAGACGGTGGTATATATAACATGACAAAAATGAGGTATATTTAAGTATTATGAAAAAATCTAAAAAATATCAAGACATGTCCATGAAACATGAAGGTATGGAATCAAAAGCTATGGAAGCTAAAGAAACTATGCTTGAAAAAAAAGGATATGAAGAAACTAAAAGTGGAAAAATGAGACCTATGAAAGCACAAGAAGGCAAAATGATGGGATTATCTTCAAAAGCAGACTTGAATAAAGATGGAAAACTATCTTCTTATGAGAAAAAAAGAGGAATGGCCATTGAAAAATCAATGTCTGAAGAACCTGTGAGTGCACAAAAGGGTAAAATGCTGGTTAAAGGTCAAAAAGCAATACAAGTTAACAAACAATACTTCGGAGAATATTAAAATGGGAATGAAAACATATTTAAAAGCAGGAATAGTTCCAAAAAACACACCAGCAAAAGTTGCAGGTATGTTAAAAGGATTTAGTGCTAAGAAAGTTTCTAAAAACAATAAGAAAAAATAATGTCTAATGGCTACTTCAGGAACTACATCATTCGATTTAGACATAGACGATATTATTGAAGAAGCCTACGAACGTTGTGGTGTAAGAACTAACAGCGGATACAATATAAAGTCAGCAAGAAGAAGTTTAAACATTTTATTTTCTGAATGGGGAAATAGAGGAGTTCATCTTTGGAAAGTTGTTCTTAAAGAACAAGCTTTGACTGCAGGTACATCAACTTATGCTACTCCATCTGATTGTAGTGACGTATTAGAAGCGTATGTTTCTACAGCTTTAACTGTAACTGAAACAACAAACGATATTTCTTTAGATAAAATTGATAGATCTGCTTATGCAGCTCTTCCTAATAAAGGACAAACTGGACAACCATCACAATATTATGTGAATCGTCAAATTAATCCAACTATTAGTTTATATTTAACACCAGATTGTGCTCAATATATTTATTTAAAATATTATTATATTAGTAGAATACAAGATGCAGGTGCATATAGTGATCAAGCAAATGTACCTTACAGATTTTTACCATGTATGATTTCTGGACTTGCTTATTATCTAGGACAAAAAGTTGCTCCAGATAGAGTTCAAGGATTAAAATTAATATACGAAGATGAATTACAAAGAGCTTTAGAAGAAGACTCTCAAAGAACAAGCTCTTACATTTCACCTTATTCTTACTTTGGAGATGGAATCTAATGGCATTTTCTAGAGGTAAAAGATCATTAGCTATTTCTGATAGATCAGGAATGCAATTTCCATATGTGGAAATGAAAAGAGAGTGGAATGGTTCGTGGGTTCATTATAGTGAATATGAACCAAAACAACCTCAATTAGATCCAAGACATCATAAAGCAGATCCACAAGGACTTAAAAATGCTAGATCAGATACTGTTCCAGGTGGAGGATGTTTAGTACAATTAGATTTACAATACTGGCCAGGACAATATGAAACAACAAATCCAGGTAGTATGGAACCAGCAATTAGTGGTGATGTAATTAATGCTAGAAGACAAGCTTATTCCGATGTAGGAGATGTAACTATAGATATAACATGACATACGCAGAACTATTACAACAAATTAGAGATTATACAGAAGTAGATTCTTCTGTCTTAACTAACTCTATTTGTGATACATTTATTAAAAATTCTGAATATAGAATATTTAGAGAAGCAGATGCTGATTATTCAAGAGAATATGCAACATCAACTTTTAATTCTGGAAATAAATATTTATTATTACCAGATGATAATACAGATGAAGGTTCTACAACAGTTAGAAGAGCTTTTATAGTAAGATCTGTTGTTGTAACAAATACTTCTTCAGCTCAAATATCTTTAGAACCTAGAGATGATACTTTTATTACTGAATATAATAGTTCTGGAACAAGTGGTTTTCCTAAATATTATTCAATGTACAAAGAAAATGCTATTCAAGTAGCTCCTATACCAAATGATAATTATCCAGTTACTTTAGATTATATATACACACCAGATAATTTAAGTTCAACAAATACAACAACTTATATTAGTCAAAATGCCCCAGAATTATTATTATATGCTTGTTTAGTAGAAGCCTTTGCATACTTAAAAGGACCTATGGATATGTACAAACTATATCAGGACAAGTATAATACAGCATTACAAGGATTTGCGTTAGAGCAAACAGGTAGAAGACGCAGAGACGAGTTTCAAGATGGTGTGTTACGAATTAAAATTAATTCACCATCACCATAATAACTATAAGGAGTACAACATATGGCAATATCACAAGCAGTGTGCAACACATTTAAGTCAGAACTTTTAGGTGCTGTACATGATTTCGATTCAGGTTCAGGACAATCTTTTAATTTAGCATTGTATACATCTGCAGCTAACCTATCAGCAGCTACAACAGTTTACACAACATCTGGTGAAGTTTCTGCATCAGGACAATATGCAGCAGGTGGTGGAGTTTTACAAAGCCAACAAGTATCACTTGATGGTTCTGTAGGTATAGTAGATTTTGCAGATTTATCTTTTACAGGAGTTACATTAACTGCTAGAGGAGCATTAATTTATAACAACACAACAACTGCAACTAAAAGATCAGTTTGTGTGTTAGACTTCGGTGCTGACAAAACTGCAACATCAGGAACATTTACAATCGTATTTCCAGCATTTACATCAGCAGCAGCTATATTAAGAATCGCATAATTTTAGGAGGGCCAGGTGGCAGATATTACAATAGAAGTAACGTCGCCTGGTACTCTTACCACATGGGGATACTCTACTTGGGGATCTAATGCATGGGGACAAATTTCAGGATTACAATCCGATCAAAATAGTGCGACAGTCACAATAGATGTTTCTGCAGATTTATCTACAAATCTATTAAATACAACTGTAGGTAGTTTATCTTTTACAATTGATGGAAGTATAGATTTATCTACAAATCTATTAAATACAACTGTAGGTAGTTTATCTTTTACAATTGATGGAAGTATAGATTTATCTACAAATCTATTAAATACAACCACTGGAACAGCTGAAGGTATAAATGTAATAGATGTTGATGTAGTTGGTAATCAATTAAACACGACTACTGGAACTTTATCTATTACAGGAGACGGAAGTTTTACTTTAACTGGAATAAGTTCTCTTGTAACTACAGGAACAGTAACCTCTCAAATAGATGTTGATGTATCTGTTACAGGACAATCTAGATCAACTACAGTAGATACAGTTTCTGTTACAGCAGGAGCTGATATAGATGTAAATGGAAGTTCATTAACTGTATCTTTAGGAGATGAGGAAGTTGATATTGCTGTTACTGTATTTGTAACTTGCGATGCACTTTCTGCAAGTGTAGGAACAGCTAAATTAGATGCTAATACTTTAGTAGATGTAACTTCAGTATCTGCAAATACTACTGTAAGTTCAGTATCTGTAACTATAGATGTAGCACCAGATATTACTGGATTACAAATGACTACTTATACTGGAACTGTCTTTATAAATGCTTGGGCAGTGGTAAATATTGGTATAAGTAACAGTTGGGCAGTTGTTGACATAGCAGCTTAATCAAACTAAAATTGAGTATTATTACGAATTTAAAAGGAATTTATGGCATCTAGTTATTCTACAGACCTCAAACTTGAGCTAATGGTAACAGGGGAAAACTCTGGAACATGGGGTGATAAAACAAATACAAATTTAAATCTATTACAACAAGCAGTTGTTGGTTATCAAGCTATAGCACTTACATCTACAAACACTACTTTGTCTATGACAAATGCTACTATTTCAGATGCAAGAAATGCTGTTTTAGAATTTACAGGAGTATTAGCAGCAAACTCAACAGTATATGTTGAAAGTGGAATTGAAAAAACATACACAATTAAAAATAGTACAACAGGTGCATTTACATTAGCATTAAATCAAGTTGGTGGAGCTTCTGTCATTTGGGGAACAGCAGAAAAAAATATTAAACAAGTTTATTTAAATGGAACAAATGCAAACGTAATTGATCTTAGTACATTAGGTGGATCAATTAACACTAGTACAGCATTAGCAAACTCTATTGTTACAGCTAGTGCATTAGATACAGCAGCAGTTACATCATTTAAAGTTGCATCTTTTGCTGTTACATCTTCAGGATTAGACACATCCGCAGTTACATCATTTAAGATTGCATCATTTGCAGTTACATCAGGTGCGTTAGATACAGCATCAGTTACATCAGTTAAAATTGCAGCAGCAGCTGTAGGACCAACTCAATTAGCAAATACTGCAGTTACTGCAGGATCATACACAGCTGCATCAATTACTGTTGATGCTCAAGGTAGAATTACAGCTGCATCTTCTGGATCAGCAGGAGCTGGAGGATTTGTTCCAACTCAATGGTACACTGGACCAACTTCAGGTACATATACAGCTGGAAATAATACAAATAGATTAGCTCTTTATATTTACGGAGCAGGTGGTGGAGGAGGTGGAACATCAGGTAGTGGAATAAGTGGTGGTGCTGGTGGACCAGGTGGATATGGTTATTTTAACGTCCCTATAACTCGACCATATGCAGTTCCTTACTCAGTTGGAGGCGGCGGTGGTGGAGGACCTGGTGGTTTTTCTGGAGGAAGTGCAGGAGGTGCTAGTACTATTGCAACTAATCTAACTGCTAATGGTGGTAATGGTGGAAATAGAGGTCCTAATACTGCTCCAGGTAATCCAGGTAATGCAGGAACGGCTCCTTTATCCAATTTTAATGCACCGTCTAAAGGTTTTGTAACAGGATTTAGTGGTGGTAGTGGTGGTAGTGGGGGAAATGATGGTGGTAATACAAGTAATTGGTTTGGAAGTCCAGGAAATCCTGGTGCAATAGTTGTTTTTGAAAATTCTGGTACATAAAATATGGCTTTTTTTATTTTTGAAAATAATCAAAATAATATTTCTGGAACACTTTATAGAATTGCAGAAAATCAATATGATTTAGATAATCTTAACATAACTAATTTATCCACTTACAAAATTATACAAGACACACAAGAAAATTTTAATGCAGTCAAATATGGTACAAAAAGTATTACAGGTTATCAAAATGATGCTATTATATATGTAAATATTGAATCTACTCTTTTTGCAGATAATCAATATACTATAGATAAATATATCAGTAATTTTAAAAACCTTATTAAATGTTTTTTAGATAATAATAAAAACAGTCTTTTGTATTCAAGATGGAATAATTATTATAATCAATTATCTAATTTAGATACATCATCTATACCTTTACCTTTAAATGTATCTTTAGAACAATATTTCTATAATTTAGGCCAACCCTCTTATAATCCTTTACAATTACCTTAATAATTGCTAATTAATTAGCATGTTTGATAAAGAAATAGAGTTTAGTGCCCATGAAGATTATTTTGCACTTAAAGAAGATTATCCTATTCCTACAAAATTAAATATACCAGAATGGTATAAAAAATTAGATCATATCATTGAAAATAGAACAGTAAAAGGATGTATGCCTTTTTTAGATACTTTAACATCGGGTTATTTGTTAAAGATGCCACAAGATTTTCATATCAAACATAATGTAGATAATAAAAATGAAAAGGGAGAAATTTTTAAAGATTCATTTCAAACTTATGGACTTCATGATCAATCACATTTATTAAGTGCCAAAAGGATAAATTTAAATTCTGGGATTGATATCCATCCAATAAAACAATTAGAAGGATCTCCACTCATTGAAAAAAATAAAAAATTACCATTTTATAAAATAGTAAATCCTTGGAAAATCAAAACTCCAAAAGGTTATTCTTGTTTATTTGTATCACCTTTAAATAACTCAGATGATAGATTTTCTATTATTCCAGGTATTGTTGATACGGATACCTTCCCAGGGGAAATAAATTTTCCAATAGTTATTAATGGAGACAAATATACAGTATTAGAAACAACTATTAAAAAAGGAACTCCTTATGTTCAAATAATACCTTTTAAAAGAGATTGTTGGAAAATGACTTTTAAAAAAAGAGAACAAAAAGAAATACAAAATTCTAGGCTTTTTTACGGATTAAAATTAATAAATACATATAAAGAAAAATATTGGAGTAAAAAATCATGGAAATAAAAAATTTTATAAAGATATATGATGAAGTTTTACCATGGAACATGGTATCAAATATAATTCGTTTTGCAAATAATTCTACTTTTGAGGAAACAAAAGTAGGCGGTGGTAATGAAACAAAAACTGATTTTAATATAAGGAGAACCTATACTCTTCCTTTATCTAATTTAAATAATTCTTTAACTAATGTACACTGGTTTAATTTATTAAAAAATTTTTTTAATCAAAAATTAAATCAATATAAAACTGATTTAAATATATTAGATTATGCCTATAAGGATATTTTTGATATTGAAATTTTAAAGTATGAAAATACTGGTTTTTATACATGGCATGTAGACCATTTTGCAGAAATTCCAAGAACAATGAGTTGTATATTATTATTAAATAATGATTATGAAGGTGGTAATCTTTGTTTTAGAAACCCAGATGGAAGTGGCGAATGGGAAGTAGAAGTTAAACCAAATAGAATGATACTTTGGCCAAGTATTTTTTTATATCCACATACAGTTAAACCAGTAATAAAAGGAATAAGATATTCAGTTGTAGCATGGGCACTCTAGATTATAAAATAATAGATAATTTTTTAGAAAAAGAAGATTTTTTTAAATTTAAAGAAATTATATTTGATACTAAGAATACTCCTTGGTTCTATAGAAATAGCCAAATAAAAGAATCTCAAGATGATGTAGATGATATTGGATATTTTTCATTAAATTTTTTTAATGATTTTAATAATGATTTTAATCAATTTAATTATTTTTTACATAAAATATATAAAAAATTAAAATGTAAGGCAATTATACAATCAAGAGCAAATTTACTTTTAAGACAAGATAAAATTAAAAAATTATATTTTCACACAGATTATTCTTTTAAATGTACTACATCTATATTTTATATGAATACTAATAATGGTGCTACTATTTTAGATAAAAATAAAAAAATAAAAATAGATAGTATTGAAAACAGAATGGTTATTTTTGATTCACAAATAGAACATTGTGCATTAATACAATCAGATACTAAAAGAAGAATTTTAATAAATATAAATTATTTTTAATATGAATACTATAAAAGATTTTAAATATAAATTAATAAAAAATTTTTTAACCAAAGAAGAAATTAAATTGTTAAATGATTATTGTAGAATAAAACATAGAGTTAATTTCGATTCGTTTGATTTTAGACAAAATAATAATGGGGATACTTTTTTCTATGGAGATGCATTGATGGAATCATTAATGGTTAATAAATTAGAATTAATGCAAAAAGAAACTGGTTTAGAATTATTACCCACCTACGCTTTTTGGAGAATGTATACAATGTTTGCAGATTTAAAAAAACATAAAGATAGATCTTCTTGTGAAATAAGTGTTACTGTAATGATTGGTTCTGATGGAACTCAATGGCCAATATATATGGATGGAAAAGAAATAAACATGGAACCTGGAGATGCTGCAATATATTTGGGATGTGAGGTTGAACACTGGAGAGAAGAATTTAAAGGAGATTGGCATGCACAAACTTTTTTACATTACGTAGATAAGAATGGATTTAACAAAGAATGGTTTAAAGATAAAAGATTAACATATGGAGTTCAAAAATGAGATTTATACAATATGAGAACGGATCTTGTGATATAGAATTTTCTAAAGAAGAAATAAAAATATTAAATGAAAAAGGAAAATTACATTTATCAGATGAAAATCTAAGGCATTTTGGAAATAATCTTGTAAGAATAGTTGCAGATTGGAATATAAAATTTAATCAAAAAATATCTAATAAAGAAACATTTGAAGATACTGAAATAAATGGAAAATGAAAAAAATTGAAATACCATCTTTAATTTTAAAAGAAAAATTTAAATATCATGAAAATTTTAAAGAACAATTATTAAAATTAATACATGAAACTAAAGATAATGGTTTAAATGATCATACAAATAATATGAATGATGATATATCAAAATTAGATTGGGATTTAGCAAAAAATTTTGAAAGACCTTGGGTTAAATTAATAATTAATCATTTTTTTGAACAATTAAATAATTTTTCAAAAATAATTGGTTGTGATAGAATTTTATTAAGAGAATTATGGTATCAACAATACAATAAAGGAGATATTCATAATTGGCATATTCATGGATCTAATTATACTGGAGTATATTATTTAGAATTTAATAAAAATTCGCCTAGGACAGAATTCTTATTTCCAAATGATTTAAATAAATGTTTTACTATTGATGTAGAAGAAGGGGACATAATAACTTTTCCTTCATATTTTATCCATCGTTCTCAAAAAAATTTAACAGATATAAGAAAAACAATTATATCATTTAATATAGATTTTGATTTAGTGCAAAAAGAACATACATTAGATAAACAAATAAATGTTAAATTTTATTAATTATTATTAATTATATAGATATATGGTATAAAAACATTTATGCCTTTAAAAATATCTATAATCTTTTAGCTATATTCAATTAGTGGTATAATAGTCATAAATATGCCATTAAAAAAAATACCTTTACAGCCAGGCTTTAACAAACAAGCAACGGCTTCACAAGCTGAAGGCCAATGGATTGATGGAGATAATGTTCGTTTTCGTTATGGTTCTCCTGAAAAAATAGGTGGATGGGAACAACTCACTGATAAATTAATGGTAGGAGCAGTTAGGTGTCAATGGTCATGGACTGATTTGACTGGTAGACGTTATGCAGCTCTTGGTACCAATAAGTGTTTATATGTTTATGATGCCGATTCAATATATGATATTACACCTTTAGATACTTCAAGAAATTTAACAGCATGTACTTATACATCTACAACAGGATCTAAAACGGTTACTATAACCAAATCAAGTCATGGTTTACTTCCTGGCGAATTATTTATTTTTACAGCTGCAACAACACCTGGTAGTCCAACAACTAGTTTTACATCATCAGATTTTACAACAAATGCATTTGAAGTTAAGACTGCTCCTACTATAAATACATTTACAATTACAATGCCAGTTACTGAGACTGGTACAGGAGTAACTGCTGGAGGAACTTTAGCAATAAGTCCTTATTATATTATTGGACCATTAACTTCTACAGTTGGTTATGGTTGGGGAGCAGGTCCATGGGGAAAATCTTATTGGGGAACACCTAGAACAACTTCTAATGCAACTATTGAAGCTGGTAACTGGTCTTTAGATAATTTTGGAGAATTACTAATAGCTACCATTAAAAATGGAAATACATTTAAATGGAATCCAAGTGCAGGAACAGGAGTAAATACCAGAGCATCATTAGTTCCAAATAACCCAACAGCTTCTATTATGACTATTGTATCTGATAGGGATAGACATCTATTACATTTAGGAACAGAAACAGTTATTGGAGTATCTTCCTCTCAAGATCCAATGTTTATAAGATTTTCTGATCAAGAAGATATAGAAGTTTATGAACCAACATCTACGAATACGGCAGGTACATTTAGATTAGATGATGGAACAACTATTATTGGAGCCGTAAGAGCAAAAGATTATATATTAGTTTTAACAGATACTGCAGCTTATAGTATTCAATACGTTGGAACTCCTTATACATTTAGTATTAGAAAAGTAGGTTCTAATTGTGGATGCATTGGTCAACATGCTATGGCGTTCGTCAACGGAGCAGTTTGGTGGATGGGAGATTCTGGTGGATTTAATATGTATGATGGTACAGTTAAAGATGTTGATTCTTTAGTTGAAGATTTTGTATTTACTACAAAAGGAACCGATAATTTAGGCATTAATTTTGCAGCAGGAGATATTGTTTATGCTGGATTAAATACACTCTTTACTGAAATAAGCTGGTTTTATCCAAAAGCAGGATCTACACAAATTGATAGAGTAACCACTCTTAATTATGCAGATAATACTTGGACTACAGGTTCTTTATCTAGAACCACTTGGGAAGATTCTAAAGTATTTAAATTTCCATATGCAACTAAATATGATTCAACAGCAACACCAACAGTACCAACTATTAATGGAGTATCGGCTGGAGCTTCTTATTACTTTGCACAAGACAAAGGTAAAAATGAAGTGTTAAATTTAACAACTACTAATATAACTAATTTAGCTATATCTGCTTATGTTAGATCTGGAGACTTTGATTTGGATGCAGATGGAGATGGACAATACTTCTTAAAGATTAGAAGATTTATACCAGACTTTAAAAATTTAGAAGGATCTGCGAATGTAACATTATATTTAAGAGCATATCCAGCAGACACTACAACTGCAAAAGGAGAAACTTCTATTGGACCATTTACAATAACTACATCTACTGATAAGGTAGATACTCGTGCTAGAGCAAGATTAGCATCTATTAAAATAGAAAATAGTGCCTTAAATGATAACTGGAGATACGGAATATTTAGAGTAGATATCCAACCAGATGGAATGGGTGGAAGTTCACCACAAAATTAATATGGCAAAAATTGATTATTTTATACCAGAACCAACAGAACAATTTTCTCCAGATAATCAGAGACAAGTTCTACAAGCATTGGCTACGCTTAGACAACAACTTAATACTAGTTATCTAGAAGAACAATTACAAAATTCAGAAAGATTTACTTGGTTTAGTATGAGGTTTGGCTGCTAATGAGTTGTGATAATGTAAATTCAGGACCTGCTTATCCAATCTATGTTGCAATAGATGGAACAAATACAGATGCATTTGGAAGATTAAGAGTATCTCAACCTTATACATTATTTGACTCACAAAATAGATACGCAATAGATAATCAATTTGATACTGCAACTGTAACTGGAGGAAGTACTAGTTTTTTAGTTAATGAAGCATCTGTTGCTATGATTAATACAACCGCTTCTGGTGCTGAAGTTGTTAGACAGTCTTATAGATGTATGCCTTATCAACCAGGAAAAGGTTTATTATTTCTTGGAACATTTCAAATGGCCACCACTAAAGATGGTTTAAGACAAAGATGTGGTTATTTTGGAACTCAAAACGGAGTTTATTTTGAATTAAGTGGAGCATCTCCTGGAACTAAAGCATTTGTTTTAAGAACTTATATTAGTGGTTCTGTAGATAATACATCACGTAGAGTTGAACAATCTTCATGGAATGGTGATAAATTAGATGGAACTGGACCTAGTGGATATACTTTAGATTTAACTCATCCTCAAATATTATGGATGGATTTTGAATGGTTAGGTGTTGGATCCGTAAGATGCGGATTTATTATTAATGGCCAATACATTGTATGTCATACTTATAATACTGCAAACGTTTATGGTTCATCTGTTTATATGACTACAGCAATATTACCAGTTAGATATGAAATAACAAATACTGCAGGAACAGCATCCTCTTCTACAATGAAACAAATATGTTCATCCGTCGTATCAGAAGCTGGATTTGAACAAACATCAATTGATCATACTGCAATAAGAACAACAGAATTTACAAACATTGACACGACTTCTACATTTTTTCCAATAGTATCTATTAGATTAGCTTCTACTGCATTAAATGCAGTTGTAATACCAAATAGAGTTCAATTTTTACCTTTAACGTCTCAAAACTATGAAGTTGTGTTATTAAAAAATCCAACATTAAGTGGTGCTACTTGGGCAGCAACAGTATCTTCAGATTCCAGTGTTGAATATGATGTTGCGGCAACTGCTATAACTGCAGCAGGTACAATTGTTCAACAAGATTATGTAACTAGTACAGGATCTGGTGGTACTATTAATACTTCTATTCCAACTGGATATAATTTAGATTTACAATTAGGATCTTCATTAACTAGTGTTAGTGATATCTATACAGTAGGAGTTAGAACAGTGTCTGGAGCTACTAAAGGAAGTGGTGTAGGATCATTATCATTTTACGATTTAACACAATAATATTATGGCTAATTATTATAAAAATGCATTCTACGATCCAACAACAACTAATACGGTTACGGTATATGCATGTCCTTCTAATTCAAGAGCCATCATTCAAAACATACAAATAACAAATGAATCTGGATCTAAAATATTAAAAGCTTCTATTATAGATTCTTCTGTAAATACAAGTTTTCAAATAGCTTATGCAAGTATATCAGGACCTACTATTTGTAATATTGCAGAGGGTCCAATTATATTAGAAGAAAGTGATTCTATACTATTGCAAACTAGCGATACAACAGCTATATCTGCTGTATTATCTATATTAGAAATGAATAGAAACGATCAGAATGGCTAGAAAAGTACAATCAGGTTCGGGTACTTTTATTAAACATACAAATAAAAAAAGACCTGGAAGACATAGTAAACGACCTAATAAACGAAATAGTCGTAAAGAATATCGTGGACAAGGTAGACGTTAATAGTATATATTAAATTTTATGTTTTATATTTGGCATACATTACTAGTATTAGTATTTATAACTTTTGCATTTTTTATGGGTTACAGACTTGGTAAAAATAAAGTTGTAGAAAATAAAGAAGTTAAAAGAAAATGTCCAATGGGGTTTAATTAATGGCTGACAAAACAGTAATCATAGACGGACAAGAAGTTCCTGTACTTCCAGCAAAAGCTGAAGAAATTATAAAGAATAAAGTTACTGGACAAACTTACTCAAGTTTAGAAGAATTCCATGCAGATGTAGCAAATCCTAATACACCTACAAAAGCAGAAGATTTACAACAAGACCTTAAAATAACAGTTGCATCTTTGACAGTATTTGGTAAAACCAAATAATGAATCCATACGGCGGAACTGAAATACAAGTAGAATATCTACATAAATACGTATCACCAGAATTACTTAACAAAGCTAAAATAACAACTTCTGTTCCAGAAAAAGAAAAAATAGTTATAGATAAAACTAATATACTTTGGGTACATAATAGTTATGATCAACCCAATGTAATGCCTTGGTTTAAAAATAAATTAAACCACGGTAAATATGATTGGTATGTATTTAATTCTCATTGGACTTATGAAAAATATAGATATTTCTTTAGTATTCCTACAGAACTATGTTTAATTATTAAAAATGGTTTTGATGATGATTTAATAATAAAGAAAGATTTTAAAATAAAAGATAAAATAAAATTAGTTTATACTTCAACTCCTTGGCGTGGATTAGACGTGCTCCTAGATGCGATGGAACAAATTAAAACAGATAAAGTTGAATTAGACATTTATTCAAGTACGCAAATCTATGGAGATCAGTTTAAGAAATATAATGATGATAAATTTGTGGCTTTGTATGATAAAGCAAAAACAATAAAAAATGTAAATTATAAAGGCTATTTGCATCATAAAGAATTGATGAAAGTACTTCATATTTATGATTGTTATGTTCATCCATCTACATTTGAAGAAACTTTCTGTGTAGCGGCTATGGAATCGTTAGCAGCGGGCCTTGTTGTAGTGACCACGGACCTCGGTGCTTTATATGAAACTTGTGCTGAATTTCCAATTTATATTCCTCATCAAAATAGTAGAAAGTTATTAGCTACTCAATTTGCAGATACCATTAATCAATTACCAGATATGTTAAAGAATGCAGATGAAAATAAAATGAAACTTCAACAACAATACTATAGACAGTTTTATCATTGGAATGTAATAAAGACATATTGGGAGAATTTTTTAAATGGGGTATAAACAACCGTTTCGTATATTTGTAGCAACGCCCGTTCATTCGGATGTATCTATTCATTATTTCAAAGCATGTCTTGAATTTCAAAAAGAATGTTTTGTTAGAAAAATACCTGTAATGTTCCAAGTTATGAAAAGTAGTTTGGTAACACAAGGAAGACAATTATGTGTATCTGGATTTATGGAATCAGATTGTACACATATGCTATTTATAGATTCGGATATATCTTTTAATTTTAAGATGATTGAAAGAATGATTAATTTTGACAAAGAAATTTGTCTTGTTCCTTATCCTATTAAAGGAATGGATTCTAATAAAATGAAAGCAAGAATATTAGCTGGAGATACTTTAGATCCATTATTATTAGGTAATCAATATACAATGGCTGTTCCAGATCCATCTAATGTTAAAGTTACTAATGGTTTTATAGAAGTAGAAAGAGGACCTGCTGGATGTATGTTAATTAAAAAAGAAGTAATTAATAAATTAATTAAAGAATATCCAGAATTTACAATTAATCAACATACTTTGATTGATGGTAAATTAGTTAAAAGAAACTATATGTATAACTTCTTTGACACTTATTGGAATAAAGAAGATAAAACATATACTGGAGAAGATTTTTATTTCTGTAAATTATGTAAACATGCTGGTATTAAAATGTATGCATTAGTAGATGAATATATATCTCATCATGGAGAACATAGTTACACAGGAAGACTTTTAGATGAATTCAAAAAGACAGAAACCTCTACACAAATAGAGGGAAAAACAATCAATAATGATGTAGAAGTTAATAGCTCTGATATTGCTAAGAGCTAATAAATTCGTTAAAATGGTTAATTAGTTAACTATTTTATTATATATGGATCCATTAACAATTGCCCTCGCCATATATGGGGGATATCAAGGATATAGAAGTGCTAAAAAAGCTGGTGCAAATGGCTTAGGAAGAATATTTGGTACAGCTCTTGGAGCATACGGCGGATACAATCTAGGACAAGGAATTGGAAGTTTAATGAACACGGCTCCTAATCTTGCAATAGAAGGTGGAACTCAAGCTGGAGTATCTGCTCTTGCTAATCAAGCAGGAATTGCAGCATTACAAAATACAGGTACACAAGCACTTACTGATGCAGCTACACAAGCCGCTACACAAGCAGCATTAGAAGGTGGAACACAAGCTGGATTATCAGCAGGATTTAATCCATACACAGGAATTGCACAAACAAATTTAGGTTTTCAACCATTAGAAACATTATCTTCAGCAACATCTGCAGCAACTCCTGCAGTTACACCAACACCAAATATTCCAACTAAAGAAGAATCATTTTTAGATAAAGTTGGTGGAATAGCTAAAAAAACTTTTTATGATGAAGATAAAGGAATTAAATTAGGTAATGCTGCTTTAGTGGGTATACCTGCATTAACTTATTTATCAGGTGCTTTTGAAAGAGAACCATATCAAAGAAATCAATTTACATATAACGTAAATTATCCAGAACTATATAGATCTAGAAAAATGTATGTACAAGATCCAAAAACTGGAGAAGTAAAAGAATTAGAACAACAAGCTTATATACCAGAAGAAAAAGCTAAAGAAAGTATTACAAGTCCAGAACAACAATTTGGACCATATAAAAGAGAAGTACTTACTTTACAACAAGGTGGTATTGCTAGTTTAAATCATTTTAGAGATGGCGGAATTAATTATTTACCTTCAAAAACTATTCATGATGAAGATAATGAAGATAATTATATGAGAGTTAATGGATATGTAGAAGATGGTGCTGGTAATGGAGATAAAGAAGAAGATACAATGTTAGCTCAATTAGCAGATGGAGAATTTGTTACAAGAACAGATGGTGTTTTAGGAGCTGGTATATTAGCAGGGGCTAATCCTAAAAATGCTAAAGAAATGAGAAAATTAGGAGCTGAATTCTTTTATGAACAACAAAAACGTTTTAAAAGAATTTATGATTTACTAGATGCAAGCAGAAAAGCAACAGCATATTGATAATGTGTCGGTATTACCAATTAATACCAAAAATACTAAAAGTAAATTAGACTTAATAGTATTTAAACCAAATGAAGTTGCTGGTATATGGGTATTAGTCAAAAACCTTATACAAAAAGCTTGTGATAGAGCAGGAGCTTTTGCAGATGCTGAAGATATAAAAGCATGGTTAGAAAAAGGAACTATGCAATTATGGGTAGCGTTTGATGGTAAAGATAAAAAGATTAAATGTGTTACGGTTACTGAAATAAGACAGTATCCAAAATACAAAGTTTGTGATTGTAAAATAACTACAGGAACAGACTATAGAAGTTGGGTAGATTTTATGGATAATGTAGTTAACTGGGCAAGATCTATAGGATGTAAAAAAATGGAAATATTTACAAGACCAGGTTGGGAAAGAATTCTTAAACATAAGGGTTTTGTAAAAACACATGTACAATTAGAGAAAGCATTATGATTGATTTAAAGAACCTTACATTAAAAGAAAAAGTAGAACTATTTAAAAATCTTTATAAAGAAATTTCTGGTAAAGGTATTAAAGGAGACACTGAACTTGCACATATTAATGAATTTGAATCTAGAATTCTTAAAATGTATGGAGGTGCTGGTACTATTAATGAAGAAACAGGATTAAGACAATATTTTGGTGGAGGAGGATCAGGTGGAGGTGGAGGAAGTTCTCAACCAGATACTACTACACAATTCGTAAGAGAAGCTCCAGGAATAGAAGAACGTAAAATTGAATTAATGGATATAGCACGTAGTGCTGCACAACAACCATTATATGCAAATGTACCAGATGTAAGAGTTGCTGGACTTTCAGGATTAGAACAACAAGGATTAGGACAAGCTGCAACAACAGGTGTTGGTGCTCCGACTACTCAAGCTGGTATTGGATCTATATTACAAGCACAACAAGGTCCAAACATTCAACAATTTTATAATCCATATCAATCCTATGTATTAGATGAAATTAATAGACAAGCTGCAATGGCACAAAATCAATTAGCAGGACAAGCTGTTCAAGCAGGTGCATTTGGTGGTGGAAGAGAAGGTGTACAAAGAGCTGAACAAGAAAGAGCAAGACTCGGAGCAATCGGAGAAGCACAACGAACTGGATTTAATACTGCATTAGGAGCAGCTACACAACAACAACAAATTGGTTTACAAGCTGGACAACAATTAGGACAACTTGGAGTTCAACAACAAGCTATGTCACAAGCTGACATTAATCAATTGATGGCTGGGGGTGGATTACAAAGACAACTTGCACAACAAGCGTTAGATGCTGAAAGACAATCTGCATTACAAAAAGCTACTGAACCTCTACAAAGAGTAGAATTTTTATCAAACGTATATGCTGCTGGTCCTAAATCAACTTCAGGAATTACAGCTGCAACGGCTCCAACAACGAGTCCTTTAGCTCAATCTTTAGGTAGTGGTTTAGGAGCGTATGCTACGTATCAAGCATTACAACCTAAGGCTACTGCATAATGGATAAAGTATTAACAAGAAAATTATTTAGAGATAAATATTTACAAACAGTAAATAAAGAAGTATCTCGTTTTAAAGAAGGTGGGCTTGCTTCTTTAAGAGCAAAACATTTCTATGAAGGTGGATTAAGTGAAGGAGAAAAAACAGCAATGTTATTGGCTCCTCTTGCATCACAATTATTAACAGGAACTAGACAACCAGGACAATCTCAATTAGGTGCTGTTGCTTCTAATATTGGAGCTGCTTTACCACAAGTTGTTAAGACTAGATTAGATATAGATAAAGCTGAAAATGAAAGATTAGATCAATTAGCTAAACTAGAAAAAATTAAAGGTGAACCTGGTAAATTACTGAGAGAAGATGAAAAAGAATTTAGAACAATGTATTCAAATAGCCCTATTGTAAAATCTTTTAATGAAAGTCAAACAAACATTAATAAAGTTATAGAAGGTGCTTCTAGAGATGATGCAGCTGGAGATTATGGAGTTATATTTGGATTTCTTAAAATATTAGATCCAGGATCTACTGTAAGAGAAGGAGAGTTTGCAACTGTTGAACAATCAAGAGGTGCACCACAAGGTTTAATAGCTATACATAATAAAATTTTAAAAGGAGAAAGATTAACTCCAGACCAACGAAGACAATTTACAGAAGGTGCAATTAATGGTTTTCAAACACAACAAGCTGCTTTAGATTCTTATAGAGATTCAATAGCAGATATTGCTAAAAAGAAAGGTGTAGAACAAGAAAATATATTTATTGATTCTGATTTAAGACCTAAAAAAATAAAAGATAAAGAAGGTAATGAAATAAATGCTCCTAAAGGAACTAAGTTAACTACTTTTACATCAGAAAAAGTTTTAGATGAAAAAGGTAATCCAGTAGTAGATAGTTATTATATATTTCAAACACCTGATGGTTCAACTATTAAACAAAAATATAAAACAACTCCATTGTCGCTTGCTCCTAAAGAACAAGCTAAATCTTCTGAAAAAAGATATAATAAGCCAGCTCCTAAAGAAGAACAATCTAAACAAAAAGTTTATTCAGTAGACGAACTTAAAAAAATGATTGGAGAATAGTCATGGGTACTATAAATGTTGAAGGTATCGGTGCTGTTCAAATAAAAGGAGATCAACCTACTCCTGAAGAAGCACGTATTATTTTAAAAGCAGCTGAAGCTAAGAAATCAGAAAAAACAAATGCAGATGCATATGCATATCAACAATCTACAGGCGAAACTTACGTATCAGATAAAGAATTAACTGGAGAAATGGTTGGTGCTGGATCTGATATAGATAAAGCAGTTGCAGATTTTGTAACGTCACCTGAATTTGCAAGACTAGTATTAGAGATAGGTGGAGGTGTTGCTGGAGCAGCATTTACTGGAGGAGCAACAGCTCCTTTAACTGTAGCTAGAGTTGCAACAGTAGCTCAACCTTTTTTAAGACAATTAGCAATTAGAAGTGCAGGTGCTGGAGCTGGTGGAGCCATAGGATCTATAGCTGCTCAACCCATAGATCCAAAAGATGATATGGTAAAAGAAATTGTAAGAGCCTCTTTTGAAAATGCTGCTGGAGAAGGAATTGGAGGATTAGCAGTAAAAGCTGTAGAAAAAGTTGTAGCCCCTGGTTTTAAATTATTAAAAGGTGCTGATGATGCTATTAAAACAATAGAAGAACAAAGAGAAATTATTAAAACTGGAAAAGCAGCATTTACAGACGAAGTAGATAGAATAGCATTAGATGAAGCAGCTAAAAAAGGATTTCTTACTCCAGGAATAGCAACAGATAGTGAATTTTTAGATCAATTACAAAGTATTGTTAAATCAGGTATATTTGGATCAAGCGGATTAAGAAAAACAATAGAAGGGGCTGAAACAATTGCAAAATCAGGAATAGATGATTTTGTTAATCAATTTGTAATAACAGATAATAAATTAGCTACTGGTAAATTAGTACAAGAATCTTTAGCTAAACAAAGAAACGCATTTGATGCAATTGTTGATGCTAAATATAAAAATGTAGATGAATTATTAGGAATAGTTAAAGATCCTAAAACAGGAGTGGTTATATCTAGTAAATCTCCTTTAATTGATACTAAACCTTATCATGATTTATTAGATGCAAGAATAAATGATCTTAAAAAAGTAGCAGGAGGATCTCAAGATAAAGCTGCTTTAGAATTATTAGAGTTTCAAAAAACTCTTCCTTACAATGCAGATTTTTCTTTAATAAACCAATATAGACAAAAATTATTACAATTAGGAAGATCTGCTAATACAACTAATACTAAAAATATAGCTTCTTTTACAAAAGAATATAATATTTTAGAAAAAGAAATAACTGGTTTATTAGAAAATGCAGCAGTTTCTCCAGAAGCAAAAGCAGCATTTTTTGAAGCTAATAGGTTTTACAGAGAAGGATTAGAAGATTTTAATAATACAATTATTACAAAACTTGTAGAAAAAAGACCTGATTTAGTATTTAAAGAACTTGTAAGAAGCGGAGGAGAAGTAGTTCCTATGCAAGAGGCTCTTAAAATTATTGATAAAAGAGCAACTACTCCAGCATTAAAAGCAGAAGCTGAACAATTAAAATTAGGATTAAAAGGTGAGTTATTAAAAAAAGCTATAGGAGATTCTACTGAAGCTATCGGACAATATAATAGAGTAAATGCAAATAAATTAGAAGCTTTAATAGGATCTAATGCTACAGGAGCTAAACCTGGAAAATATGAAGATATTGCAAAAGAATTATTTACAAAACAAGAATATGCTCGTTTACAAGAATTACAAAATGCACTTAAATTTTCACAAGGTAAATTAGTAAGAGATGCTGGCCCAAGACCTGGTGCAATGTATTTTCAATTTGAACAGGCTGGAGCTACAGCTAAAGTTGCAACTGCTGCTGGAGCAGTACTTACATTAGGGGCATATCAAGGTGAAACAGGAAAAGGTTTAATAGGGGCTTCTCTTGTATTAGCTTCACCAAGAGCAATAGGATGGATGTTAACAAGTCCAAAAGCAGTAGAATATTTAACTAAAACAATAAAAGCTACAGACCCAACAATAAAAGGAAGTGCTTTTAAACAATTTGTTGCTCATTTAGGTGATGAAGGAATTATTGATAGAGATGAAGCAAAAAGAGTTATAGAAGAAACAGACTTTGTTACTTCTGAAGCTAAAGGTTTAAAATCTGGAAAAGTAAAACCTACTCCAGCACCTGTAACGCCAGCTCCAGTACAAACAAGTCCAAGATCAGAAGCTCCAGTAACACCAACCTCACCGCCTGCAAATATATTTGCAGCTAATACACCAGGAACTCCAATGACAACAGGAGTTACACCAACAGCACAACCAATGGATAAAGCACAACAATATGCTGGATTATTTCCATTTGATGTAACAGGTCAGCAAATTGCGAGACAAGGATGAAAAGAATTATAAAATCACGATTAGAAGATCATATGATAGATTTATACCATAGAGTAGATAACTTAAAAAAAGATATTTCTATAATTAAAAATAATCACTTAAAACATATGAGTTGTGCTATTTATAAGATTGAAAAGAAAGTAGATAAGATCCTTTGGTCTATGATTGGTGGTATGGGAGCCTTGATCCTTACATTAATAGTTATAGCATTTAAGTTTGTTAAATAATCATTGACCATTCTTCATAGTTAATTTAATAAGAACTATGAAATTAATCCGACAAGATTCCAGCTTCATAGTTACTGACTTTAAAAGAATAGATAAGTATCCTTATGTCCGATATACAAGAGACGATGACCACGGCCCACGGACCTATTTAGTCGGAGAAACTAAAGTTCCATCCGTTACGACCATATTAGCTAAAACAGCTTCTAAAGATAAAAAAGCAGCCTTAGATGCTTGGAGAGAACGTGTTGGGTACCAAGAAGCACAGGCTATAACCACCAAAGCGGCCTCTAGAGGCACCGAAATGCATTATGTGCTAGAGAACTACATAAATGGCATAGGATATCTTAATTTAAGCTCTGATGGGGCACAATCACGGCTCATGGCACATAAGATCATAGATAACCTAGAACCTTTAAAAGAAGTCTATGGTAATGAAATAAATCTTCAATATGAATCTAAATGGGCAGGATCAACCGATCTTGTGGGTAAGTATGATGGTAAAGATACAATTATAGACTTTAAACAAGCTAACAAATTAAAAAAAGAAGAATGGATTGAAGACTACTTCTATCAAGTTGCAGCTTACTCTATTGCTCATAAAAAAAATTATGGACCAATTGAACAGGGTATTATCGCTATTTGTACTAAGGATGGCAAGTACCAAGAGTTCAAAATGGATAAAATAAAATTATCAGAATATGAGTCCAAGTGGTTTGACAGAGTCGAAAAGTTTTATACAATGTCAGTTAATGAATGAAAATAAATTATTAGTTCATAAACATTTAATAGTGAGAGCAGAAGTCTATCGGCCACCGATGGACGAGGAGTTTCTTAGGCGTTGGTTAAATGAATTCATAGAACAAATTGGAATGAAAGTAATGATGGGGCCTTATGTTAAATATTCTAACATGGAAGGCAACAGAGGAATTACTGGAGCAGCAATAATTGAAACATCCCACATCGTAATGCATATTTGGGATGAAGTTCATCCAGCACTAATGCAATTTGATGTTTACAGTTGTGGAGAGTTTGATCCAGAAACTATTTGTAAAAAAATAGATAAAGATTTTATAGTACACAAAATAGAATATAAATTCTTAGATAGAGAACATGATTTAAAAGAACTGCATACTATTGGTTTTGTTAAATCAAATAATTAAATCCAATTTTTAATTTCTTCACCCATCGTCTCGGCAGATATTTTAATCTTACGTTTTAATGCAGAGATAATATGACTATCAATTGTTTTATCTATAATTAAATCTATATAAGTTACACTTTTTGTTTGTCCGATACGATGTGCTCTATCTTCTGATTGTTCTCTAACTTCTAAATTATAATTATTAGAATAATAAACTACATAACTTGCAGCAGTTAAAGTTAATCCATATCCTCCTGTACTTGGATTGCCAACAAAGAATCTAACTTTATCATTACCTTGAAATTCTTCTACAGCTTTTTTTCTGTTCTCTGTAGTTATTTCTCCATAAATAGATACAACACTTTCATCTCCATATTCTTTTCTTAAAGTTTTAACGATTGTTTTAATGTTATGGATATAATTAGCCCAGATAATAAATTTACCATCTGATTCTTCTATAATACTTAATAGTTCTTCTAGTTTAGGATCATTATCAAATGGAACTATTTCTCCGTCATCTGTTTTTAAATATCCATTACAAACTTGATGTAGTTTTAATATCTCTGTAAGTTTATTTGCAAAGCTAACTTCTTTATCTTCAATAATAGATCTTGCATATTTTCTTAAATCTTCATAAACTTTAATTTGTTCTTTAGTTAAATTTACATATCGTTGTTGATAAATTTTTTTTGGTAAATCTAAACAATCTACTTTTCTAACTCTAAAAGAAAACTTTTTAATCTTTGCTTCTAGTTCATCTAAGTTCGTATAATATTGTGGAATAAGTACAACTCTATTTGGCCCCATATTAATTTGTTTCATTACTGCATATCTAGCTCTAAATGCTACAAAAGAAGGATATCCAAGTAAGTCTTTAGACAAGAAAGCACATTGTTGATATAAGTCTAATGGTGATTTGGTCACTGGTGAGCCCGTTAGTATTCTTTTATATTTAACATGTGGAGATAATTTACAAATATTTTTAGATCGTTTTGCTTTATCATTTTTAATTGTAGTACTTTCATCTACAATCATTATAGCTTTTTGACCTGTATTAATTACAAGTTTAGTTAAAAAATCAAATCCATTTTTATGAGATAAAGCTTCTACATTCATTAATACATAATTTAATTTATCAGCTTGATAATTAATTTCATTATCATCTTTCCAAACAAACATTGTATAATCAGTTACTGGAGAATGTGTTTCAATTTCTTTTATCCAGTTTTTATAAACAGAATTAGGTGCAATAACTATTGCAGTAGTAATTAATTTTTCTTGGTATAAATAAGCTATATTATCTATGGCAACTTTTGTTTTGCCAGTCCCCATCTCTAAGAAATATGCAAAATTTAATTCTTTAGCACCTTTAATTAAAGCATTACGTTGATGCTCGTAAGGTATTGTTTTATATGTATATTTTTTCTTGTCCATGTTTCGTCATTCCATACTTTAAAAGTATTTAATCTTTTTTACATTTTTTGCTTTACATTGTCAAACAAATAAAATAAACAGCTTTGCCAAGGAGGTCTTATGGACTTAGAAGCAGAATCAACCATACGAGTTGATACTGCAATGTCTTCGGACATTGCTAAATCTTGCAATAAGTTATTGGACGTTCAGAAACAAATAACAGCAACTGAAGAACAATTAAAGAAGTTACAAGAAGCTGAATCATTGCTTTCCGAACAGACAATTCCAAACTTAATGCAACAAGCAGGTATATCATTGCTTAAACTTGCTGACGGATCGTCAGTTGAAGTTAAGCCATTTTATTCTGCAAGAATTCCCTCTACTAAAACTGAGGAAGCATTTGAATGGCTTCGTCAAAATGGTTTTGGGGATTTAATTAAGAACAACGTAACATTAACTTTTGGTCGTAATGAAGATGACGTAGCTAAAAACGTAGTTGCGGATTTACGAAAAAAAGGGCATAATGTGAACCAGACCGAAAAGGTAGAACCAATGACCTTGAAGGCATTTGTTAAAGAACAAATCCAACAAGGAAAGAACGTTCCTTCCGATATATTCGGCGTTTACGTTGCAAACAAAACAAAAATAACCACGAAGGAGTAATCATGGTACAAGCACAAGCGAAAAATGCTTCAGCAAAAGCTGAGGTTGCAGTTAAGAAAGAAGCTCCACTGCCAGCGATGTTAGATTTAGAATCAGCATCAGGTCAGGGTTCGGAGTATGTCACAGCACGTGATACAAAACTTCCAATACTTAAAATCTTATACGCTAATTCTAAAGTATTAGATGAAAGTGATGGAAAATATATTGAAAGTGCAAAACAAGGAGACATTTATAATGAAACAACAGGAAGCCTTTATAAAGGTAAAGAAGGTGTAATTGTTGTTCCTTGTCTGTACATCAATACATTTAATGAATGGAAAGATAGAGGAGATAGTCCAGGTCGTCCAGTAGGAATACATACAGATCCGTCTGTTATGTCACAAACTACTAGAGGAGATGACAATAAGGATAGATTACCAAATGGTAATTATATAGAAGACACTGGTAATCATTTCGTTTACATATTGGATAAAGATTATAATCCAGTTGAAACAGCATTGATTGCTATGAAGTCTACTCAAAAGAAAAAATCTAAAACTTGGAATTCTATGATTCAAAGTAGAAGACTACAAGGCAAGAAAGGTTTCTTTTGTCCGCCATCATGGGCAACTGCTTATAAATTAACCACAACTAAAGAATCTAATTCTGGTAACAGTTGGTATGGTTGGATTGTAGAGTTTGATAAATACTTGAATGATCCAAAGTATGCTAAAGTGTTAGAGATGACTAAAGCATTTTATGAAAGTGCTATGAAGTCAGATATCTTTGGTAAAGTTGATTTTGGCAAAGAAGAATCTCAACAAATTAAACAAGACTCAGAATCAGTTCCGTTCTAATGGAAACAAAGCTATTAGAACTGTTTGAAGGCGATTCTAATCAGCACATTGAGGTCACCTTAACGGGTGACCTTGATGAGCGAGGTAAGAGGCAAGCTAAATATGTAACTGTCTATAAGCCAGTAACGGCGGAGCTTTGGAAAAAACATTTAGACGGAGAAACTATTATTGGAATTAAACCAGAAATAAATGGTAAAACAAAATGGGGTTGTATTGATATGGACCCTGGTAGTTATAAAGATTTTAATGCAAAGAAATTTATAGAAATTATTAAACAAAATAGTCTTCCACTTGTACCTCTTAGATCAAAATCAGGGGGACTACATTTAATTTTATTTTTAACAGATTGGTCTGATGAAAAAAAAGTTAGAGAAATTTTAGATAAATGGAATGAAAGTTATTTTTTAGCAAAAGAAGTATTTCCTCGTAATAAACATTTAGGAATGCCTTATCACAAAGAGGCAAGAACAGTTGAATATGCATATGACGATAGAGGAGAAGGATTAGATTTAGAACAATTTATAGAATTAGCATTTAAAAAAAGATTATCATTTGATGATTTAATAAATTTTAAAACTAAAAAATATGAACCAGAATTAGATTGGAACGAATATCCACCGTGTATACAAAATTTACTTACAGATAAATGGGCTGGAGATAATAGAAACGACATTATGTTTAATATGGCTGTTCTTGAAATGAAAAAATCAGACGGCAATATAGATAAAAAAACTTTAGTAAGTACCTTATTAGAAAGAAATCAGGCAATATTTACTAAACCTTTAACTGAAAAAGAAATATTAGGTAGTGTTGCTAAATCAACTGCAAAGAAAAGTTATAACTATAAATGCCCACCAAGATATCCTCATATGATACCTATTTGTAATAAACAATTATGCCAAATGAGAAAACTTGGAATCGGTTGTCAGGTTCCAGATATCATAGATGAATTTGAAGATGTAGTTGTTACAAGAAATGTAAAAGAAACTTTTATTGAATTTAAATATAAAGGAACAAATATGATATTTAAAACCGATGATGATTTAATTGACGAAAAATCATTTAGAAAAAAGATGTTAATCTATTCTATAAATTGGATGACATTACCTAAACCTAAAAAAGGACCTAATCCTTTTGAAATGTTAGTTCAAGGTTTATTTGATAAAGCTAAAGAAAATACAGATGCTAAATATGAAGATACATTAGAAGATACTGTATTCTCATTTAAAAAGAAATTCTTTGAAACACATTTAATAGTAGATGACTTTGATCAACTTAAAAATAATTATTTGGTTAGAGAAGAAATAGATAATAAAGATTTTATATATTTTAAGAAAAGTACATTAGATGAATTTGTTAAGAGATCATCAAATAAATTATTCGCAAACTCACAAGAAGCATTACAAGCAATGCAGTGTGTAAAAATAGATTATCACAAAAATCAAAAAAACTTATGGAAGATGGAATTACCAGATTTTAAAAGCAAAAAAGAAACAGAAACTAAAAAAGAATCAACAAAACAAGCTACATTAACTGAACTAGATGATGAATATCATGCACAACAATTTAGAGAACCTAAACAGATCTAATAGTATTAGAAGTAAAACTATTAAGTTTTATGGGCCGCCAGGAACTGGAAAAACTAATACATTAGTTCAAGAAATACTTACTAAACATTTAGCTGAAGGTATTTTGCCACAAGATATAGCTTTCATATCTTTTACAAATAAAGCTGTTAACACAGCAATAGATAGAGTTTTAAAAACATTTCCACAATATAGTATGAAAGATTTTCAAAGATTTAAAACGTTACATAAGTATTGTAAGAAATACTTTACTCAAGAAGTCTTTGATCCACAAAGATGTATGATTGATTTTGCTTTAGAAAGTAAAATTATAAAAAGTTCTGATTCTAGATTAGACGATGATTCATTTGTTTATAAAGATTGGTCATTACATATTTATGATAAAGCTAGAAATATGATGCAGCCTGTTGAAGAAGTTTATCGTAATGAGACCTATAAAAGAGAATCTTTACATTTACTATTAAGAAAAATTGATGCTTATAATGCATATAAAAAAGAAGGAGAAACTAAATACATGGACTTCACCGATATGATTGAACGTTCCATTGATGAAGTTAATTTTCCACCATTAGAAGTTTTAATATTAGATGAAGCACAAGATTTTACACCATTACAATGGTCAGTAGTTTATAAGATGGCTCAAAATGCAAATAAAGTATATTTAGCAGGAGATGATGACCAAGCTATTTATAGATGGAATGGATCAGATCATAGATATTTTACAAAGTATTTTCCAGGAGAAAAAAGAGTTTTATCTCAAACAAGACGTTTTGGAAAAGAGATATATAAATTTTCTCAAGTAATAAGAAAGTCCATTATAGATAGTGAAGAAAAAGAATATCTACCAAACCCTGATATTAAAGATAGTGTAAAAGCCTACAGATCATTTTTTGATGTTGATTTTGATGAATATAAAGGAAGTTGGTATTTATTAGGAAGAATTAGTGCAACTGTTAATGAACTTAGAATGATGGCAAAGAATAAAGGTTTATACTTTATGGATAACAAAGGTAATAAATCTTTTACAAATAACAAATGGAAAGCTATTAAAACTTGGAAAAGATTATGTAATGGAGAAAAGATAAATAAAGAAGAAGCACAAAACTTTTATAAATACACTAGATATCTAGCTAAAGAATTATATAGAAAGAAAGAATTTTGGGATGAACAAGATAAATTTAATGAATATTCTTTTGAAGATTTAAAAGCATGGTGCGGTTTAACTATAAAAGATGAACTTGTAGGACAAGAATGGTTTCATGTTTTAAAAAGAAATATCACACCCACAGAAGTAACTTATATAAATATTCTATTAGAGAAGTACGGAGAAGATCAATTAAGCAAAGAGCCTAATATGATTATAGATACTGTACATTCTGTAAAAGGAGGAGAAGCTGATAATGTTTTAGTCTATTTCAAAGCTGATTATGCTTCTCAATATCAAAACAAAACAGTACAGGAAAAAATGGACGAAAAAAGAGTAGTTTATGTTGCAGTGACAAGAGCTAAATGTTCATTACATTTATTAAGTTCTGATCATAAGTACAACTATCCAATAGGGGAAGATTACTTTAAATATTTACAGGAGAAACAAAATGACTAATAAAGCTTTCTTTAAACAAGTAGGTGGATCTCATTACAAAGAAATGAAGATACAGCCTTCTAAGTTTATTAATGAAAACAACTTGCCATTTGCAGAAGGTAATGCAATCAAGTACATATGCAGACATAAGTTAAAAGGAAAAAAAGAAGACATATTAAAAGCTATTCACTATTTAGAAATGGTTTTAGAAAGAGATTACAATGTTTAATCTTAAAAAAACTATAATTGGTGATATGGGTTTATTTACCTGTATTTGTATTTTTTATTTTTTACTAATGGTACTTTAAATGAATGAATATCAATCTTTTTTACAAAAGGGAAAACAAACAGAATTGAATTTTGCTAATAAATATTTAAAAGATTTTATATTAGCTAATAAAGAACAAGATATATTTGAACATTGGGATGTCAAAGGTATTTGTGCTGTCATTAGTTTAAATAGTTTAAGATTTGATGTTAAAGGATTAAAGAAAATAAATCGTTCAGATAATGCTTATCAAGATGAAAATGCTTGGGTTGAAGGAACCGCAGTAGATGGAAGAAAAGGTTGGTTGAAAGGAAATGCTGATTATATTGTTTTTGAAAGAAACAATCATTGGCTTTTAGTAGAAAGACAAGAACTTTTAGATTTTACAACATCTAAATTAAAAGAAAATAACTATAAAACAGGAAAAGGAAAATACATGATATACACACGTTTAAATAGAAAAGACAAAATAACATTAGTGCCGTTTGAAGATATAAGAAAATTATCAACAGCAAAGGAGTTAATTAAATAAATGACAAGTTTACAATATTCATTAACGTTTAAGAAAAGTATGTGGCTATGTCCATCAGAGTATAAAGATTTATCTAATGCAACTGAAATAGCAATAGATTTAGAAACAAGAGATGATGGTATTAATGAAGGACTAGGTGCTGGTTGGGCAATAGGTAAAGGTTATGTAATCGGTTTTGCAGTCGCTGTTGAAGGTTGGCAAGGTTATTACCCATTCAAACATTATGGCGGTGGCAACATGGTGCCTAAACAAGTTATTAGTTATATGAAAGAAATTTGTGCACTTCCTTGTAGAAAAATATTTCATAATGCTCAATACGATTTAGGTTGGTTGCAATCTATGGGTATCAAAGTTAATGGAGAGATTGTAGACACAATGGTTGCAGCAGCCATCGTTGATGAAAATAGATGGGCATACAATCTAAATGCATTAGCAAAAGATTATTTGGGAGAGATTAAAGCTGAAACGGATTTGAAAGAAGCCGCTAAAGATCATGGCATTGATCCTAAAGCTGAAATGTGGAAACTTCCTGCTGAACATGTTGGATTTTATGCGGAGCAAGATGCACGGCTCACGTTAAAGCTATGGGGATTTCTAAAAAATGAAATCATCAAACAAAATTTAACTACCATTTGGGACATGGAATCTAAATTACTTCCTATTTTAATTTTAATGAGACAAAAAGGAATTAGAGTAGATGTGGAAAAAGCTCAAAGGATGATTAAAGAGTTTGAAAAACAAGAGAAAGAAACTTTACTTAAAATAAATAAAATAGCAGGTAAGGATATAGATATCTGGGCCGCAAGACAAATAGGAGAAGCTTTTGATAAATTAAAAATACCTTATCCTAGAACTGCTAAGAGTAATGAACCTAGCTTTACAGCAAACTGGTTAACAAACTGTAATCATGAAATAGCTAAACTTATTGTTCAAGCTAGAGAGATAAATAAATTTCATGCTACATTTTTACAAAGTATTATGAAATACCAAGTAAATGGTAGAGTTCATGCTGAAATCAATCAATTAAGATCAGACAATGGTGGTACAGTATCAGGACGTATCTCTATGTCTAATCCAAACTTACAGCAAATTCCTGCTCGTAATAAAGATTTTGGCCCTAAAATTAGATCTTTATTCTTACCTGATGAAGATCATAAATGGGGATCATTTGACTATTCACAGCAAGAACCAAGAATGGTTGTGCACTATGCATCTTCTGTTGGTTATGATGGAACACAAGAGTTAGTTAAAGCATATGAAAATGCTTCAGCAGACTTTCACCAAACAGTTGCTGACATGATCGGTATAGATCGTTCACAAGCTAAAACCATTGGTTTAGGTTTAATGTATGGTATGGGTAATACTAAACTTGCAACTTCACTTGGTTTATCTGAACAAGAGGCAAGAGATATTATTCTTCAATACAATAAGAAAGTTCCTTTTGTTAAAAAACTTATTAATCTTTGTATGGATAAAGCATCTAAAGAAGGTGCTATTAGAACTAAAAAAGGTCGTAAATGTAGATTTGATAAATGGGAACCTAAAGATTGGACAATGACAACACCAGAAAACTTTGAGACAGCAGTTGCTAAGTTTGGTGGACAAGAAAACATTAAACGATCTGGAACGTATAAAGCTTTAAATAGATTGATACAAGGTTCCGCAGCCGATCAAACTAAACAAGCAATCATTGATTGCCACGAAGCAGGACATACTCCATTACTACAGATCCATGATGAGTTATGTTTTAACATTAAAGACGAAGTTAAAGATGTTAAACTAATTAAAAAGACTATGGAGAATTGTATAGAGTTTAAAATCCCTAGCTTAGTTGATGTAGCCATTGGTGATAGTTGGGGTGAAGTAAAATGAAAATATGTACTATATGTAAAGAACTACTACCATTTCAAGATTTTAGTAAAAATAAATCGCATAAGAAAGATGGTTTATCTCCACAATGTAGAAAATGTAGGAAAAAAATTGACTTTAGATATGCAAATACAGAAAACGGTGCATTAGGTATTCTTTATAGTGCTATAAGAAGAAAAATAAGAAATCCTCGTTATAATGATTTTTCTGAAGAAGAAAAAAATAGACATCGTTGTTATATGACAAAAGAACAATTTTTAAAAAAATGGGAAGAGCATAAATTAAGATATGGATATAAATGTGCTTTAAGTGAAGAGAACATAATATTTAAAAGAACCAATCATAAAGATTCTGTAAAAAACGATGGGGTTAGTGTAGATAGATTAAATCCAGAAATTGGCTATACCGAAGATAATATAATATTTGTATCTAATAGAGTTAACAATATGAAAGGGGCAGTGACAAAAGAACTTTGTGTCGCTATATTAAAGGCTTATGAAGAACGAAATTGGTAAAGACAATCACATCACAGGGATCTCGGCTCTTGGACCTTTAAGAATTATACATCCCTTGTATCAAGTGTTTCCAATGCGATTAGAAATGGTTCACTTTGATAATATAATTAATTGTGATCATAAAGAACATGCAACTGATATTAATGATTCAATAGAGGACATTGGATTAATTTGTCCAATAGTTTTATCTAAAAAAGACGATAAGTATATCATAACTGATGGGTGTAGCCGATATAACTTTGTAAAAGAATATGCAAATTCTTCTATATGTTATATTGCTAAAAATGTTGATGAAGAAAAATTCTTACAACAAATGAATAAAAAAGTATTTAAACTTCATACAGAACAAAAAGTTATTAGAAGTTTTGAATTTTTATTTCAAGACGATATCGTTGACTACACAGCAAAGTGTACTTACTTATTCTCTGAAGGCGTTCCCAAAGATAAGTTGTTAAGATAAAAAATTTAAGAAGCGATATCTAAATCTTCTTCTTGTAATTCTTCTCTTACTTTGAATACAGCTTGTTCTCTTAACTGTCTTTTAATTTCTTTCAGTTCGAGTTCAATCTGCATCATATCTATTGTCTCTGATCCTTTTTCTAAAAACATATGATTCCATTTAGCTTCTAGAATCATTTTTCTAGCGATAAGAGACTGTTCATTATGAAACATTAAGTTCCTCATATGTTAGGAAGACTTTGGATGGGGAGTATGTAATTTCTTTACTCCAAGTTCCTCGGCCTTCTCTAAGCTCTTTAATGAAGTTATTTTTCGCTTCATCATCATCTACTGCTTTTACGTCAAGTACTATACGTTGACCAGCATATCTAGCGGTAAAGCGATATGACTTCATAAGATTATCTTATATAACTTGGGATGCATTGTCAATATTCCTTGACATTATCATGAAACATCCTTAAAAACAAATATTATGATTAAAACAATGATAAAAAGATATGTGTATAACTTTAAAAAATATACGTCTAAGCAATATTATATGGATGAACATCCAGATGGTAGGTCTTATCCGCCTTTATTAAAAAGATTACATATATTTTGGAAACTAAAATCTGAGCCTACCTTTGAAGAAAGAATGGATTATTGGCGAAGATTACACCCATAGGAAATACAATGGACATTAGTAAATGGAAAAGCGTTGCAATAAGAATTGATGACTACAAAATACTTAAAAGTCTTTGTGGAAAGAAATTTAGAGCTCCTGCAAGTATGATATCTAAATTAGTTCATGATTATTGCAAGTATCAAGCCACAAAAGAAAAAGTAAAATACGAAGTTTTTATAAAAAATCTACTTAACGGAAAACATTAAGGTTGTATCTTTCGTTATTTATGTTATTAAATTTACATGAATAACGAAAACGACCCCATTCAAACAGAATTTTTATACTGTCTTAGTTTCTTATCTAAGAAATTAACAAAATTTCAATACGAACTTGTATGTCATATAATGTTTAATCTTTACATGGGTAAAACTTATGGTTTTGATCCTGCATTTGATGAAAGATTTTTGCCATTATGTAAAATATATTGGCATAGTAAAGGTAAAAATGATTTTAATTCAAAAATTATTCCTGAAAATGATGGAAAAGCTACAATATTTAAAGTGTATGATGGTGGCAAAAAAGAAAAATAAGATTTACAATGTACGTATGAAACGTACAAATATCTTTAAACCACATAGACTAGAAAACGTGCTGGATATAGATTATTCGACATGGTCTGGACAGGAAATCACAGAGTTGTTATTAGCAGTACATGATAACTATGATTATTTTGTTAAAAACAAACATAGTCCTGAGATGATCCTGTATTACCATGACATACTCAGTAGACTTATTAAAACTTATGGGCATTGAATTTGCTCAAACCATTCTAGAAGATAAGGAAATAGCTTCTGAGCAAAAGCTATGGCGTGGTGTTTTATGTAATGCTATTGAAGATACTATGCAGGGTTTATCTGATCGTAAGACAAGTATCTTTAAAATGGAAGCTCATGAATGGATAATAAATAATGACGAAGATTTTCAAAGAGTATGTTATTGGTCAGGCTTTGATCCTGATTTAGTTAAAGAAAAATATTTACAAGCAGTTAAAAGAGGAGATATTAAATTTACAGAAAAACAAATTAATTGGATTAAATATTATAGACATTACGAGGCTTACAAAAAAGAAACTGATAAAGATAAAAGAAAAGAATGTAAAAAGATGGCAGATAAATGGCGAACCATTGTTCTTAATAGTACAACTGCTTTAGTTTCCTCGTTTTTAATTTCATAAACATAGTTGATCCCATAAATTTTATTTGAGATCATACCTGCCGAAAGGAGTATTTCATGGCTAAGAAAAAAGAAACATTACAAGACATCTTAGATAGAATTCAAGAAGACATTGATACTATCCGAGAAAAGATCGAAGAATTAGAATCTCAAGATGATGACTCTGATTTTGATGATGAAGACGAAGATGAGTAAATACAAGCAAATTTAGTGTAATTGACTTATATTAAATTTGGTAATAAAATCAATGACATAGAGTATCACACTCTATTTTTTCCTTTCATTGTTTAAAGTTTCCTCCCCCTTGAAAAAGGGGGAGGTTTAACTATATACTGTCATAGGTTGTACCATGTGGGTAGACCTAATTAACTTGCTTAAAAAGGAGTAAATTATGACAAACCTAGAAGTTTTCAATAATTTAAACAAACAATTATTCAACGGATCAACAAAGTTTTTTGATGATGCCTTTGAAACAATTTTTGACAGTTGGTCAAAAGTTCAATCATTCCCATTTTACAATGTAGTAAAATACTCAAAAGGTAAATATGGTTTAGAAATCGGTTTAGCTGGATACAATAAAGAAAATGTACTTGTAGAAGTTAAAGACGGTATTTTAACTATTGAGGGTAAAGTAGAAGATAAGAACGTAGATTACGTTCAAAAAGGTTTAGCTTTTAGAAAGTTTTTCAAACAATTTGAATTAGCTAAAGATGTAATAGTTGATGAAGCTGAAATGAAAGATGGTTTATTAAAAATTAAACTTGGTTATAATGAGCCTAAAGAAATTGAAGGCGTTAAAATAGATATTAAATAATGACTACAATAACAATATTTTTTATTGTTAGTTTCATTTTAGTATTTTATTTAATTTATAAAAATTACAAATGATGCCTTATAACGAAGATGAAGCTACTTGGCTTAGTTAATTTTTATGACTGAGCCAAGTGAGCCATATCAAAAATACAGCCCATCCAATAACTAACCAAAATTCTGGTGTAAGGATTATTCCCATTCGCCTATATAAACTTTAAATTTATCTTTTAATTTTTTTTCTTCTAAAAGTTTCCAAAATTTATCTTTTAAAAGTTCGCTATCAAACTCAGGGTATTGTTCTAAGTCAATATTAAGTGCTTCTACTAACCACTCAATATCTTCTATTTTTTCTAATAAATTTTTTATATGTTGTAATCTCATAAGTTTAAAGAGGGATTAGAAACCGCATACTAACCCCTCCATTGTCTAACAAAGGTAAGATATGTTTATACTCTTATCTAAAAGAGACCTAATAGCTACGACACTATTAGTAGTGTTAATATATTTATTAAACCACTAATGTCAAATATTATTTTCTATATATGGTATAAATTAAAAGACACAGCACTACCGATAGTGTAAACCACCAAAAGCCTAAGTCCGATACTAACGCAATCATATTAAAATATTAAAAATAATAATATAAATGCTAATATTCCCTCTATTATTTGATCCATGTTAGTTTATTGTTTCTTCCTTTTTTTCTTCTTTAGGTGGGTGTGGCTCAAACAAAGGCCGTATGCCCATTTCTCTTGCGTTCTTTACAATCACATCAATCGTTGCTTTAAAGGTGTCATCATCTAAAACTCCTCTATATAATCTAAGTCCTTGTGCAACTAAGGTAGAGGCTAGAATATCTGGCTCTACTTTGTTATCAAGCATTTCTTTAACGACATCAAGCAAGTCATTATAAACTTTTAATAATTGTGCTTGTCTTAAAACATTCATTGGTTTTTGTTTAGTCATTAATGCAACCTCTTTTTATTGTTTTCCCAACGTTTAACAAGTCCTTTAATTTCAGCAAATAAATCTACATCGCCAAACATACTCCAATTTTTAGTCGGTGGTTTTTTCATATTCTCAAAAAGAATATTTTCAATACGATAATAGATTTCTCTACCTAAATCAGTATTCTCAGTATAGTCATCAACATTTACAACGCATTTATCTTCTATTTCTAATCGGTTTATAAAATAAAAATAAACTTCACTTGCAAGTTTGCATATTTCTTCATTCAATCTTTCTTCTATTTTTTTGTCTAATAGTTCTTTTATGTCAGCCATTAGTTTTCCTCTTTGTTTGTTTTAGTTTATTACCAAAGCAATCATATTTTTTATGATAGTTTTTAAGTAATTTTTTTATATCTTTAACGTATTTGCTTATCATCTTTTTTCCTTTTTCATTTTTTCAATAATAATTATACAGCTATGCTTTTCTCTTTTATCAAATCTTGCTAATGCTTTCTTTTCAGCATCACAATAATTTTTAGCCCTAACTGTAAATTCAGTTATTGCATTATCAGTTATAGCACTTCTGCTTTCAAAAGTAATTCTAAAATCTCTTACTTCCATACAATAATGCTAACAATTAATAATAGCCAAGCAACAATAATTACCAATAACCAAATATTGCGTTCATATTTTTTTATATTCATGTTCTACCCCCAAAGGCCTTTGTATCGTGTCCCGTATCGCAAGGAACACGGCTCACGGAATACTTAGGATCAAACTTGTATTCCAATATCCAAGCCAATAGTTCTTGTGCCATTCTGTATCTAATCTCATCTGCTTTAGATACATAGTTATGTTGTTCTACTGCCATTTCAAAGTGTGCTAGTTCTTCTTCTAGCCAGTCTATTACGTATCTTACGTCTTTCATTTTTCCTCCTTGTTTATTGGGTCTATATATTTATGAAAATCTTTTTCTTTAATTTCATAATAATTATCGTCTGTGTCCACTAAATACAATTCATTTAAAGATCGTGGGTCATATCCAAAATCTAAATCTACTGTACTTTCCCATTCTCCTATGCCATTACACGTATCACATCTGCTATCTTCTCCTAAACATTCTAAACAAAAATGCACTATATGTTTTTGACAAATAGTTTTGCCTTTATATTGTATTGTTTCATTGTCCATTTTTTCCTCCTTGTTTATATTACGGGTATAGTTGGTAATTTTTCATCATTTGTGAATAATGCACCTCCATCATTACCCTCATCATCCATTGACGGCGTTAACCACGTGCCATCATTTAATCTTATTTGGATAGGTCTTTTATACCAACCTTGTTCTTCTGCTAGTTTTTTAGACATATATACTACTCTAACTATTTTTTTACCAATTAACAATTTATTTATTCTTTCTAGCCATCGTAGTTCTAAATTATTTTCTTCTATTTCGCTAAATTTAGTATAGCCCTCTAACTTATCGCTCATTGTAATTGTGCCTCCTCTAGTTCGTTTGCTAATTGTTTATTGTCCACCAGAACAATATCATCTGCCTCACACCAATCTAAAAAATCGTCTTTGGTATTTGTCCATTGTTCTGCAAAATGCTCGTCCTCTTTTATGAGTTCAAGGTACTCGTCCCAAGCGTCTTGTTCAGTCATATAGTTATAAAACATTCTATTTTTATGGCTCATACTTATTCCTCGTATGGTTTAATTAATTGTGAACCAAACTCATATCCACGTGATAAAAGTTCATTCTCAATAAGCGTTTTAAAAGTATCACTTATACTATCTGTCCAATTTTGATTAGAAATAGAATAAAATTCATTTTCTAATCTGCTGTCGGTACATATCTTTAGATAGTTCTTTACATCTGATACACTTTTTAAATCAAAAGAATTACCTATGGCTATTCTCATACTCCTATCCCCCTTTGGTTTATTTCTTGTTTAATAAAGTCCTTGAAATAGTTTTCAAGTATCGTTGGTCTTTCAAGTGAGGTATATAATCTATATTCCTCTCTTAACTTTCTGTCATTAAAAGTTTTGATATATTGTTTAATAACTTTTATATCTTCTTTCATAGTTTTCCTTTCTTAGTTGTTGGTTTTAACTCCCATTCACAATCATCATTGTAAAAATAATTGGGATAGTTTTCTTTCATAAACATATCTTCGGTTTCAAAACAAACGTAATTGCTTGAAACATCACAGTTTATACAGTCTTTGTTTGGTTTCATTATGCTACTTTCCTTTCTAGTTTTTTAGCGTCCATCATAAATCTTTTAGGCTGTAAATTTACTAACCAATCACTAACGGATGGAATAAAACCACAGTCTTCCATAATATGTTGTTCGCCGATTGTTTTAACGGGTACTTTTTTATTATCTGAGTTGATAATATAATCGCCAAACTTTTCAACACATTCTTCAACACCAAGTGAATGATGTCTTAATGCTCTGTGTCTAAAATCTGGGTGGTAAGACTTTGTAAAGTCAAACCACTTATGGATAGCAATATAATCTTCAATGCGTCCACCATAACGATTTACTGTTGCTTGTGCGTGTATTACGGGTGTAGCCATTATAGTTCCCCACTTTCTGTCACATCTTCATAATGTTCAACTGATTGTTCTCCAGTTAATTCCCATTTATGAGTAAGTACATTTAGTTTCACAGTTCCTCTTACACTAAACTCTCCCGCAAAACTGCCATATTCTTCAAGGCAACCCGCTTTATAAAGTAAGTCCTCAAGGTCATCTAAAACATTTACCATTCTATCTGTGTTAGTTGAATAAACAGAAATCTTTTTATCTTTCTCATTTTCATAGGTATAGATTTTTTTATAATCTATCCATTGTCTAAAAAGATTTTTATCTTCTTCGGGTATTTCTACTTTGTCTAATTCAGCGTTTGCTAAATATACACTATCAAAACCACCATCATCGTTGCCACCAGAAAATTCTCCAACGATGTATTTAATATTTAATTTTGTAAAACTATTTTTTAATTTAGTTAAAACAGTTTTTACATAATTTTTATTTTCATTTAATTCTAATTTATCTATTTCATTAGAATTTAAAATAAAAGTATTATCCTTAACTTTTATTTCTTTTATTAACTGTAAGTTTCTCATTTTTTTCCTTTGTTAGTTTGTTATTATCCCACAATCTCCCATTATTCGTTTTTATTGTCAAACGATAAAAAGCCTTATTTTTCACTATTTAGTTGTATAAAAGTCTTATTTAAAAGCCCGTAGACGCACGATTTTGGGGTTTGATGAGGTGTAGTACCCCCTAAAATTAGGGGGTACTAAAGTTTTAATTATCTTCTTTAATCATATAATCTTCTGGGCACATTATTACATTGTTTTCTAATTTTCTCAGAAGATATTCTCTCAAGGCTATTTCACATTGTAATCTAGCCTCAAGTCTATTTCTGCCATATCCAAAAACTCTTGGTATGCCGTCTTTGTCTATTGCTTTGAAATGATATTCAATCGGCTTTGCTTTTTCTTTAACTGCATCGCCAAAGTTTTTTGCACTATCTAAAATATGAAATGGACTTTTCATTTTTTTCCTTTCCATACTTGTAATGTTAGTTCAAAGCCATTGTCTTGACCTTGCCAATTAAAAAGCCAATTTTTTCCGTAAAGACTTTTTAAAAGTTTAACTAACTTTTGTTCTTCTCGTTTTTTCATTGTTCTCCTTTGTTATGATAGTTATTTTTAACTATCTCAATGCCCTGTGTTGAGGGCATTGGGTTAGCTAAATTATTCGGAAATTTCTCTTGCCTTGTCCGAATTATCTTCAAAGTTAAACTCTTTACTATCAATGGTATAAAGAGCCTTGTAAATTTCGGCTTTTTTATCCCACTCTAGCACTTGAATAAAATATCCAATTTTATCTTTTGAGATATTATATTTTTGTACTTGCACTTTTTCAAATGGAAATTTTCCATTTAAGTTTTTTGTACTTTCTGTTAGTGCATATCTAGGCATATTTTCTCCTTTGTTAGTTTACATATTACATTTTCATATAAAATATATTATGTAAATCACTTTATAGTTGTATTTTAAAAAATGTAAAAATAATTTTTTTAAATTTATAGTTGTGCAACTTTTAGTTGTACTCGTATAAGTTGTGCAATCGTAAGTTGTACTCGTGTAAGTTGTACTCGTGTAAGTTGTACTCGTATAAATTGTGCAATCGTAAGTTGTGCAATCATAGGTTGTCGTGAGCCGTGTTGGTTGGCTAGTGTGTCATATATCAGCTACCACGAGCCACGAGCCACGGGGCTTGTAAGTTATTGATTTATATAGCTTTTTTGATAGGGTAGTAAATTACATGGGATAAATTGAGGGTAAAAAGGCATTTTTTAATAGTTAAGTCATTGATTTATATACCTTTTATAGTAGATAGGACAGTAAAAGTTCACTAAAATGAAATAAGCCACATAGTTCCCAGTGTTTCAGTGGCTGAAAAAAAATGAGGGGCTATTTTGGCTGTTTTTCAGCGATAGTTGGGATTATCCCACGTGACGCTGAACGAATAACCCTCATTCTATATAGCTTTTCAGCGTTTCAGCGATATTTCTACCTTTTGCAAAAATTTTTTAGTATTTTTTTTCTATACAAAGGGTTTAGGACTGAAAAACGGAAAAATGGCGTAAATGCTTGTTTATTTTTTTAACTTTTCAGCGTTCATTTTTGTCATCTTGTTAAGTTATTGATTTTAAATACTTTTTTGCATTCCGTGTAAATGAGGGTTAGAACTATGCGGGTTATTTCACTTTGTACTTAAAAAATGGCGTAAAATGATAGGTACATTGTTAAGTCATTGATTTTAAATACTTTTTTAGCATAAGCCTTTATTTATAAGGATTTTTTGAGTGTATAGCTAAAATAACATATTTATATTATTATGAGGTCAATAATTTATGGGACGTAGAAAAAACGAAGTAAAACTTAGCACGGAATTAACTCCAAAGCAACGGGCTTTTGTAGATATATTAGTTGCTAACTGGGGACAAATATCCAAAGTAGACGCTTGTATACAAGCGGGATATACAACCAAAGACCCGAATAGAAAACCTTTTGAAATTGCCTCAAGGTTAACAAACCCAGAAATTAACCCTCATATATGTAGATACTTAGAAAAAAGATTATCTCAGGAATTAAATAAATATGAAAAGGACAAATTAAAAACATATAAAGTATTTGAGCGATTAAGAAATAAAGCAGAAGAAAAAAATCAGTTTGCCTCCGCAATTAATGCAGAATTTAGAGCGGGACAAATGGCGGGTTTTTTTGTAGATAAAAAAGAAATTAATCATATAGGACTTGAGGGTATGAATAGAGAGCAGTTGGAAAAAAGATTGTCGGAATTAGAAAAAAATATAAATGAAAATAAACAAATCATCGACATCACAGCAGAAACGATTATTGAAAAATAGTGACTGGAAAACTTTCATTAATCAATTTAATGAGGTACATAATAAGCACTTAAATTCAAGCGTTGGCAACGTACATATAAATATAAATGATAAAAAGAAAACTAATAAATAAAAAAGCAAAAAAAGAAATAGAGAAATACCCATTAGTAGAGATTAAATGGTATGACATAACTAGTGATAGCACGTGGCAATCAATAGATGATTTAATGACAGCAAAATTGCCAATATGTACTACAAAGGGGCATTTATTAAGCCATAATAAAGGCGTTGCTAGGGTCTTTGGAGATTACGCTCTTAAAGACGAAAAAACGGGCGTAATTGATGAGATTGCCAATACAACTTTAATACCCACTTCAGTAATAATCGATATTAAAAAGATTTAAGCCACTATAAAAATATCAACCAATTTACTTTTATCTAAATGTATTTCTATATTACAATCACTTAATAAAAGATTGTCATCCTCTTTTGTTAATGGCTTGTCTATATCGCATTTATAATTAAAAACCTTATTAACCCTCCTAACTATTTTTGGCTTGTCATAATCACAAGCATATTCAATAGGTAGCAATTTAAGATTTTTATTTATTTCTTTAAAATAGTCTTTACTATTCTCTATTTCTCTAAATTGCCACGCTATCGTCTTACACTTGTCTATTAAATTAAATAGCCACTCCTCATTTAAGTAGTGTTTAATCGATATATGTTGAGCCATATTATTTTAACCTCTTTATTTTATTTTCTTTATAGTAATTAATTAAATGCTCAATCGTTTTAGCATAACTTAATTTTACGTCATAAATATTATTGGATAAGTCGGTTAACTCATCATATACTTTTTTATGTACGCTAATGGGCTTATAATTTGTAAATTCATAAGCCGTTTTTACTTGTCTATTGCTCATATTTTTTCCTTTTTAGTTGTTAGTTAGTTTTTCAGTTGGTGTTATATCCTCAATCTCATCAATGTAAAATTCCATAGACCTTACATTATCAGAATATCCACTAATTGCCATTTCTTTTGCTTGTTCTTCATTTTTAGCATTAAGTGTTATTATTTCAACTGTTCGTGTCTCTAATTTATATGTTTTATTTTTTTCAGTCATATTTTTTCCTTTGTTATTGTTTAGTTTACCACTTATCAACGCTGTATTTATTAGCATTAATTCGTGTTGCTTTATATTTTTTATCAAAATTATTATTTTTAGTAAAATAAATAACCTCAATAAAATTCTTTAATACAACTATTAATAAAATTATAAAAATAGTTGTTATTGATATATTATAAATCATAACTTAATTACTCCATTGTTATTTTTATTATACAAATTTTTATAGTAGTTATCCGACAAATAACGATTTGTCTCACTCCATAAAATTTCAGTATCGTTTATTTTTTCTAATTGCTCAAAAACGCCGTTTGGCAATTCCTCAATTCTAAAAATATTTTTATAATTATCTAATATTTTTTTTTGCTTTTTTGTTAATTGTCTCATTTTGTTTTATCCTCCATTGTTAGTTTACATTTACTACAAACCCCGTATTATCGGTTTTTGCATTGCCCTTAGTTGCTAAGCCTACTATTGACCCTTTTTTATCCAAAAATCTTAGGTCACTTATATCACCGTCAATTACTTTACGGCCTAGATAAGTTTTAGGTAGCTTATCTTTAAAAACAACCGCTATATTAAAAGCTGTTGTTAATAAATCTTTTATTTCGTCGTCATTACTTTCCGACTTACTAAATGTTAAATAATAATTTTTAGGCAACTTATCATTTAATCTATTTTTAATTTTTGTATAATCATAAAATATTATATCTGGGTTTAATTCCATAATATTTTTATTGTCCCTTACTGGATATCTCTCCCAGATTAAATCACTAGTACCATTTAAACGTATAGCAAGTTTTAAACCTTGTTTAATTGCTCTTTTTTTAAAGTTTTTTATTTCATTATCAAGTTGTAATAAAAATTTTTGGCGGTCTTTTAAAAAGTAATAAGTTTTATTTAAACGGCTTTTTTGAGTAAATTCAAATCGACCTCTACCGCTTGTATTTAAACAAGCCATAGCACAACCTTGTGACGCCTTAGGGCATATGTTAACCCCGCTTAACTTGTGCGGGGCTAAATGCAAAATTGCGGTCAAATAACCTAGTTTTATACTTTTAAGCATTTTAATGTTATTAATGCCTAATAGTCTTTTTTGCGGTTTATATTCCATATTAAGCAACCGCCTTTAATTCAACTTTTTTTATTTTTTTAAGTAAATAATCAGTTGCTTTATATGCCCGTGTTAATGACGATGTTAAAAATTTTACGTCATTTTTTAAAGCTGATATCCAACTTTTAATATATAGAGCGTGGTCAACTCTAATTGTTTTTTCTAAGTTAAACTGTTGACACAGCATTATAGACCCACATTCCGCAATCAATTCCTCAAAGGCATAAGACTGTTGAGCGTCGTCTTTAAATTTTTTGTCATTATCTTTAAAGCGGTCAAGCCTTTGAGCGTGGCCAGTTGAGTGTATTAATTCGTGAAATAACACGGAATAATAGTTATTTGTCTCATTGGCATATTCAGTTTTAACAAAATTCTCTTTGTTTGTCATATGAATATAATCAGTTGTTTTTGCATAATAACAACGGCCGTCACTACTGTGTTTAATTTCAACCCCAGTATCATTAACAAAATTATCTATTTCTTGAATAGATACAACTTTGTTTACATTGTCCGTATTATCAAATTTTAATTTACATTCCGACAAATCAACTTGAGCAATGTTAAAAACTGGCGTTGCTTTTAAAAATGCGATTGTCTCATCTTTTTTTGTTTTTTCATTCTCTTTAATAAATGAGCCATAATATAAAACTTTGGCCTTGTGTGTTTCTCCAGTTTTAATTTTACAACCGATTTTTTTCCAGTCTAAAAAAGATGCCCAGATATTTTGAGCATAATTATTACTATTGGCTACCCAGTTTAAATTAAAAAAATTCGTGCTGTTATAATGTTTACCAGTCACGGCATTGACTGGCATATTCTTATTGATAAAAGATTTATGCCAGTTATTTGAATTTTTTTCTAATTGTTCAACTAAATTATCTCTAATTGTAGTTAAATAGTCTTTGGCCGATACTTTGTTTAAGTTATTAGTCATTTGTTTTTTACCTTTGTTAGTTGTTAGTTTTTTATGATAGTTTTTTAACTATCGTATAACGCCTATTTAAAGGCGTTATACGTTAATTAAATTTTTTGTTAAATTCTTCAATATCAATTTTTGAATTATCGGGCGTTTTATATGTATTTTTAATAAAACTTTTTTGTACTTTGTCCGATAAAGTTTGAATTTCTAGCCATAAAAATTTACTCATAACACTAATTTCATTTTTAAAAATTTTGTTATTAGCAAAATGATTTTGAAATTCATTATCAGCCATTAACTCATCAAATGTTTTATCAAAGTTTAAAGCTACTGATATTAATTTTTTTAATAATTGTTCATTTTTATTATTAGTCATTTTTGTTTACCTTTGTTAGTTAATAAATATTTAATTAAATTAATTTGATACAAAATAAAAGAAAAAAATACAAAATATTACAAGAAATAAGATAATAAAAACAATGACATATTGACCCCTTAGTTATTCAATTATAAGTTGCATTTAATGAATAAAACAACTGAAAGTAATGTATATAAACTAATTAAAAAAGCCGTTGTAAATCTTAAATTAAATTGTCATTTAACAAGGGTTGAGAGCGGTTATACCTTGCAAGGTATACCAGATTTAAACATAGTTTATTATTCTAAACTGATTAATAAATCAGTTGAATTTTGGCTTGAAATAAAAAGTAATAACTTAAAGAATTGCAACGTTTCAAAGTACCAATTCAACTGGATATATAACCATATGAAAGCGGGAGGCGTTGCCTACATCTTGAATAGACCCCTCGAGGAGCGTGGTCTCAAACTCTATAGGGTTGAGCCGTGCCACGTGATGACTGAGCAATTAAGCGTAGACTATAGCGTCGACGGCGTAGCCACGTTGCTTGAGCACGTCGCTAAAAAACATTGTATTGCTTAATTATTTTCCGATAATCTTTACTTATCACTTATGATATTATGTTATATAACCTAGCATAACTTAGCCTTGAGCCGTGATACTTGAGCCGTTGAGGCTCATAACCAAAGCCCAATACAACTTAGAATTGTGCAACTTTTAATGGAATTTTTAAAAAAAAGAGTGTCTTCGTGATGTACCCTTGTGCAGGACTTATACATACAGTACAGTTGATTTTGCTATGGAACCTAATATTTCTAATGTTGACCTATTAACTACAGAACAGTTAAGGGAGAAAGTTGAGCGTGCATGGATCCAACATATCAAGTTGTGCCAGGATAATTTTTTATATTTTGTTAGAGAGATGTGGCCTGACTTCATTTTTCGTAAAGAAACAGATAGGACCCGTTGGGGACACCATCAGATAATCGCAAATGAATTTACTAAGATAGCAAGTAATAAAAAAGGGAGGCTCATTATTAACATGCCACCTAGACATACTAAATCTGAGTTCGCTTCAATCTATTTTCCTGCATGGATTATAGGGAAGTATCCTAAGATGAAATTAATGCAGGTATCACACAATGCAGAATTATCTGGAAGATTTGGTAGTAAGGTTCGTAACTTGATTGATTCGCCACAGTATAAACAAATCTTTGGTGATGTGAGGCTCAGAGAAGATTCTAAAGCAAAAGGTCGTTGGGAAACAAATCACGGCGGTGAATATTATGCTGCTGGTGTTGGTGGTTCCATTACAGGACGTGGTGCGGATTTGTTGATTATTGACGATCCCCATACAGAACAAGACTCATTGTCTAATACTGCAATGGAAAGAACATACGAATGGTATTTATCAGGACCCAGACAACGTTTACAACCAGGTGGTTCCATATTGTTAGTTATGACTAGGTGGGCTGAAGATGACCTTACTGGTAGATTAATCAAGGCTCAGTCAGAACCTAAAGCAGACAAGTGGAAATTAATTTCATTTCCAGCAATTTTAGAATCAGGGACTCCTGTTTGGCCAGAGTATTGGAGTTTAGAAGAATTAGAAAAAGTAAAAGCATCGTTAAGTATTAGAAACTGGTCTGCACAATATATGCAGAACCCTACATCTGAAGAAGGAGCTATTATTAAACGAGAGTGGTGGAGACCATGGAAGTACGAAGACATACCGAATCTACATCATGTCATACAAAGTTATGATACTGCTTTTAGTAAAAAGGAAACTGCCGATTATTCTGCTATTACTACATGGGGTATATTTCAACCTAAGGAAGATCAGCCTTATGCAATGATATTATTAGATGCTATTAAAGGTAAGTTTGATTTTCCAGAGTTAAAGAATATAGCATTTGAACAATATAAATATTGGGAACCAGAAACTGTATTAATTGAAGCTAAAGCTTCTGGACAACCTTTATTACAAGAGTTTAGACGAGCGGGTATTCCTGCTGTAGATTTTAGCCCTAATAAAGGAAATGATAAGTTTACTAGGATCAATTCATGTGCTCCAGTATTTGAAGCTGGTAATGTTTACTATCCAGATGGTGAAAAGTTTGCTATGGATGTTATTGAGGAATGTGCTGCATTTCCCCATGGAGAATATGACGATTATGTGGACAGTACTACTCAAGCCGTGTTAAGATACCGCCAAGGTAGCTTTGTCAGTACATATATGGATTATATGGACGAAGAGCGTCCGCCAAAAGAATATAAATATTATTAGGAGATAACTATGTCTAAAGATGATTTTAAAAATCAAAGAAAACCAACACAAGAAGAATTAGATGCAATGGAAGAATATTTTAGACCATTGAAACCAAGACCAAAACCACCAGCAGATGGAATGGGTATGGGACTTGAAGATGAAAAACTTAAACCAGGAAAACAATATATGAAAATGGGTGGAATGAAAAAATCTAAAATGGTTAGAGGAGGTGCTATGAAACCAACTAAGGCTCAAGCAAAAGTTAGTAAAGTAATGAAAGAATTTAAAGAAGGTAAATTACATTCGGGTGGAAAAAAAGGACCCGTTGTAAAAAATCCTAAACAAGCAATTGCAATTGCATTATCAGAAGCTGGTAAATCTAAAATGAAAAAGCGTGGTGGTGGAATGGCTATGGCTGGTATGGGTGCAGCATTACAAGAAGGCGGCATGGTCCGTGGCACTGGTGCAGCGATTAGAGGAATTAAAAAAGCTAAAATGTATTAATTATGCCAGACGATAAAAAAGATAAAAAAGTTAAAACTAAAATTAATCCAAAGATCGTTAAAGAATACGAGCAAGAAGGAATTCCAATGGGGTATAATTCTCCAGAAGAATATTTTAATGATTTCTATGGTCCTATGTTAAAAAAAGGAGGAATGCCTACTTCTCAAAAAAAATCTAAAGATAAAGATCCTTATATGAGTCGTAATGAATTCAAACCAGGATTCTACGATCAACCCGATAAGCCTCCTATTACGGATGATACTATGTATGGTACAGGTAGAAAAAATACACCACCTACTTATGAGATTCCAGATGATAGTATGTCTTATTCTGCTGGTGGATCCGTTACGGTTAAAACTAAACTTGCTAAAACTAAACCGACTAAATTATACTAATGGCGGAGAAGAAAAGTAGAGCAGAAAAAAATTTAAGTAAGTATAAATCTTACTCTGAATTAGAATTATTAGAAAATATTGATGCAAAAAAACCTAATTATGAAATTCAAGAAGAAGATATGATGAGAGTAATGCCAGAAGTTTTTACAGAATTTGAAAATGAAATGCCTCAGGCTAGAACAATGCCACCTGGTTTTAAAGAACCAATTGGTATTAAGGAAGGCGGGTTCATTGCTAAAGGTTGTGGCAAAGTAATGAATGATAGAAAAAAAGTTACTAAGATGTATTAGGATGGATTATGGCATTAGGAAGTTTATTAAGGAATCATCCTCTATTTAAAAGATTATTTAGACAAGCATTAGGAAAAACAGAAACTAGTACTGATTTAAATAGATCACCAAGACCCGTTAGTATTAATGAACCTAGAGTAGTTCCAATGTCTAATGCATCGGCTAAAGGATCTACTACATTTACTCCTTTGCAAAAAGGCGGATCTGTGATAGCTAGAGGAAATAAATTAGCAAGAAGTAAACCAACTAAACTATATTAAACAATGGCAATTGAAGATAACAACCCAATAGGAGAAATAGATCCTTCCGCAGTACAAACAGATATGTCTGTACCCGCAGAACCTGTTAACGTTCAAATAGAGGGACAAGAGCCTCCAGTTGAAGAAGCACCTAAAGAAGATTTTTACCGTAATCTTGCAGAAGATATGGATGATAAAATGTTAAGCAAAATTGCTTATACATTATTAAATGATTACAAAAGAGATAAAGAATCTAGACAAGATTGGGAACAAGGTTATGTAAGTGGTTTAGATCTATTAGGATTTAGATACAGAGATCAAACAAGACCGTTTCAAGGAGCATCAGGCGTAACACATCCGTTACTTGCTGAAGCCGTTACACAATTTCAAGCACAAGCTTATAAAGAATTATTACCAGCATCAGGACCTGTAAGAACACAAGTTATTGGTGAAGATACACAAGAAGTTGAAAACCAAGCACAACGTGTAGAAGATTTTATGAACTATATGTTGATGGAACAAATGGAAGAATATACTCCAGAATTTGATCAATTATTATTTTATTTACCATTAGCAGGATCTGCATTTAAAAAAATTTACTATGATGAGATTATGGAACGTGCAGTATCTAAATTTATACCTGCAGAAGATTTAGTGGTTCCATACTATGCAACAGATTTAAAAGATTGTGAAAGAATTACCCATGTTGTTAAAATGTCTGAGAATGACATTCTTAAAAAACAAGAAGCGGGATTTTATAGAGATGTAGAATTACAAGAAACAAATCCTAATGAAAGTGATATTCAAAAGAAATATGATCAATTAGAAGGAGTTAATTCACCAGGCAATAATATAGATTTTCAATTTAATATATTAGAAATGCATGTGGATTTAGATTTAGCAGAATTTGAAAAAACCTCTAATGATAAAAATAAAAATGTTAAGATTCCTTACATTGTAACTTTAGATGAAGGTTCACAAAAGATATTATCTATTTATAGAAACTGGGATGAGAAAGATCCATTAAAGATTAGAAAAGATTACTTTGTACATTTTAAATTTTTACCAGGTTTAGGATTTTATGGATTTGGATTAATTCATATGATCGGTGGATTATCTAGATCAGCAACTCAAGCTCTAAGACAATTATTAGATGCTGGAACATTAGCTAACTTACCCGCTGGATTTAAAGCTAGAGGTTTAAGAATTAGAGATGATGATCAACCATTTCAACCAGGTGAGTTTAGAGATGTAGACGCACCAGGAGGAAACATTAAAGATCAATTCCAATTACTTCCATTTAAAGAACCAAGTGCAGTCCTTTATCAATTAATGGGTTTCTGTGTTGAAGCTGGACAAAGATTTGCAGCAATCGCAGATATTCAAGTTGGAGATGGTAATCAACAAGCCGCTGTTGGTACAACGATTGCATTATTAGAAAGAGGCTCAAGAGTAATGTCAGCTATTCATAAGCGATGTTATTATTCTATGAGAACTGAATTTAGATTGTTACATAAAATATTCGCAACGTATTTACCTCCTGTATATCCATATGCAGTTTATGGTGGGGATCGTTTTGTAAAACTTACAGACTTTGATGACAGAGTAGATGTAATACCTGTTGCTGATCCAAACGTATTTTCATTATCACAAAGAGTTACTCTTGCTAATGAAACATTAAAGATTGCAATGTCAGCTCCAGAGTTACATGACATTAGAGAAGCTTACAGAAGAGTTTATACTGCATTAGGAACTCAACATATAGAAGATTTATTAAAACCAGAAGAACCTAAACTTCCAAAAGATCCTGCTATGGAAAACATGGAAGCATTACAAATGAAATTACCTAAAGCATTTCCTACACAAGATCATGATGCTCATATAGCAGCACACTCATTATTTATTAAAACAAGAATGGTACAAATTAATCCTGCAGTGTATGCATTATTACAAGGACATATCTCAGAACATATTTCTCAAAAAGCTTCACAAGAAGTTGTAGAAGCATTAGCATCTAATCCTGCAGAGAAAATATTAGCAAAAACAAATCCAGAAATGTTTACAGTTAAAATGAACGGTTTGATTGCACAAAGAACTGTAGAACTTACTGCACAATTACAAGCTGCAGAAGCTGCTGGTGAACAGAAAGTAGATCCACTTGTTGCTCTTAAACAAAGAGAATTAGATCTTAGAGCAATGGATTTACAAATTAAACAAAATAATATTGCAACTGATAATGCATTAAATGCTTCTCAATTTAAAGTTGATACTTTAATGAAACAACATGAGATTGAAGTTAAAGATAAACAATCTTATGACAGATTAGATATTGCTAAACAAAAAATTCAATTAGCCAGAGAAAAACAAAATAAACAATGATTAAAAAAGAAAAAGCTCCAGTACTTGGTAAAAGATTTGGCCCACCTCCTTTAAAAGGACCAATGCCACAAATACCACCTGTAGATAAAAATTTAAAAAAATTATAATTATGTTACAGATGTTAGGAGCTGTAGCTCCATTAGCTAAAATACTTTTTAACACAGTAGATAAAGCTGTAACAGATAAAGATCTTGCTGCTAAATTAAAAGCAGAATTACAAACACAAATGTTACAATCTCATACTCAAGAGTTACAAGCGGCTTCTAGAATTATTGAAGCTGAAGCAAAAGCAGGTTGGTTTGCTAGTTCTTGGAGACCTTTATTAATGTATGTGCTTATATTTATATTAGTATGGAATTATGTATTAGGACCTGTAATATTGTTTTTCTTTAAGGCTTCTATAACTATAACGCTTCCAGGGGATGTTTGGACACTATTACAGATAGGTCTAGGAGGTTACGTGGTAGGAAGATCCGCAGAATCTGTGGCTAGAACCATGGCTAATAAACCCTCATCAAAAGACCAAGAAAACGGATAGTGAAATACATAGTTATATTGTTATTGCTTTATTCTTGCAATAATGTAAATTCAACTTATATAGACAATATAACATTATTAAAAATAGAAAAGACATTTTAATATGATAGAAAGATTAAAAGATTTAATAGCTAAAAACTTTTCTAATAAAGAAATAGAAAAGAAAAATGATGCTTTACTTAGAAGCAGAAAAGAAGTTGAGATTAATGGCAACGGAACTTCTGGTTATACTATTAAAGAAGGTTCTCACAAAGGAACAGTCCTAGGACATATCAAAAGAGAAAAGAAAATTATTGAATAATGTCTATTAAGGATAAAGGTCCAAACGATCTTGATAAAATAATTTTTAATTTAAAAAAACAAATTAAACAATTAAAAAAGAAATTAAAAAATGGCTAAAACAATTTTAGTCACAGGGGCTGCTGGATTTTTAGGTTCACATATTTGTAAAGAACTTCTTAATAGAAATTATGAAGTTATAGGTGTAGACAATTTATTAGGTGGAGATAAAGATAATATTCCATTCCTAGATAATTTTTATAAATTAGATTGTGCAGATTTTAAATCAATGCTCAAAATTACTGAAGGCATTGATGTGTTATTTCATTGTGCAGCAACCGCTCATGAAGGATTATCTGTATTCTCACCTTATACCATTACACAAAATAATATTATGGCAACAGTAGGAGTTGCAACAGCAGCTATTCAAAACGGAGTTAAAAGAATTATTTATTGCTCTTCTATGGCAAGATATGGAGATCAACCGAGTCCATTTACAGAAGACATGCCAACCAAACCTGTAGATCCTTATGGTATATCAAAAGTTGCTGGAGAAGAAATATTAAAAACATTATGCAAAGTTCACGGAGTTGAATTAGTCATTGCAGTTCCTCATAACATTATTGGACCGAATCAAAAATATGATGATCCATTTAGAAATGCTGTATCTATTTTTATTAATAGAATGTTACAAGGAAAGCCTCCAATTATTTATGGAGATGGATTACAAACAAGATGTTTCTCTTATGTAGATGATTGTTTAAGTTGCTTACTTAAAATGGTCGAAGATCCGTCAGTCGTGGGCCAAGTAATTAACATCGGACCTGATGAAGAATTCGTTACAATAAAAGAGGTCGCTGAGACGTGTGCCAATCTTACTGGTTTCAACGGAGACTTTGTCTATGTCCCTGATCGCCCACAAGAAGTTAAACATGCGACTTGCTCCTCAGATAAAGCAAGAAAACTTTTAGGATATAAGACGATGACTAATACAAAGGAAGGTATTAGGAAAACGTATGAATATATTAAGCACCACGGACCACGGGCCTTTCAATATCATCTAGACATAGAAATTATAAATGATAAAACTCCAAGTACTTGGACTAAAAAATTAATTTAATGCCATATAAAATAACATTAACAGTAGATAATCTTCTTGAGTTTGGTTACAACCATGCTTGTACGAATAGATCGGATATCAATGAACATATTCCAGTTCTTACTGAATATGCAAATGAATGTGAACATATAACTGAATTTGGAACTAGAACAGGTGTTAGTACTTGGGCATGGTTAACTTCTAAAGCTAAAACAATTAGATGTTTTGATATTGATAAAGAAGTAGAATCTCATTTGCAAACTCATTTCTTAGCTTTAAGAGAAATAGATAAAGATTTTACATTTACTTGTGTAAGTACAATTGCAGATAAATTAGATATAGAACCAACTGATTTATTATTTATAGATACAGAACATACTTATGATCAATGTTCTAAAGAATTAAAAATGCATGCACATAAAGTTAAAAAGTATTTAATATTTCATGATACGGCAACTTGTAGTGGAGTCGTTAAAGCTATAAATGAATTTATAAAATTGAATAAAGACTGGGAGATAAAAGAAGTATTAACTAATAATAATGGTTTGACTGTTTTAAAAAGAATAGCATGAGCCATGTATTTTGTTTTGTAAGTTCTAAGATCACAGAAAATTATTCTAAATTAGCATTAGATAGTTTTTTTAAAAATACTAAAATAGAACCCAACGATATATTTGTATTTGTTAACAATGATGGAACAAATGCATTTAAAAAAGATTATCCAATAGATATTTATATTAATAATAAAACACCTAAAAGCTGGGCTGAGAATTTTAATAAAGGTTTAAGAATAGCTAAGAAATTTAAAAAACATTTTGTCGTTATAACCAACGATGTTGTATTTACTAAAGGTTGGCTGGATGCATTAAAACAAACAGATGATATGATTTTAATTCCTGCTTGTAATGTAAACTTTATGTATAGAAGTCCTAATTTTTCAACAATGCCTACAATGCATTATGATGAATATATTGGTAAAGAACCTTACTTAGAAGCTATTGTAGGATTTCATCAAAACAATTTTAAACTAGATGTAATTCAAGAACGTATATTTATACAAATGTATTTAGCAAGAATTCCTTACAAAGTTCATAATGAAGTAGGTTATTTTGATCATACGTTTTCTAATTGTGGTGGAGAAGATATGGATTATAGAATTAGAGCAGCGATTAAAGGATATAAAACAATGTTAGCATTACATCCATTCATATTACACTTTCACGGTAAATCATCTTGGGATGGAGCAGAATCTACAGAACAAGAAAAAGTTAGAAGAGACCAGTATCTAAAAAAAGGTGTAGAAAAATGGGGAGAAGATTTAACAGAAATATTTATTAAGGGAACTTATGCTAAAGAACATGCTCATAAAATAGGTTTAGGAAAAGAATTTGACAATCATGAACAATATAATATTATCCGTAAATTAACAAAATGCTAAGTATTGATACAGTTCAAGATATAAAAAAACTAATAAACAAGCGACTAGCCTTAATAAAGGATGATCTTTGCTATGGTATAGACACGCTTGATAAACTTCACTATGCTAGAGGTCAACTCAGAGCTTTAGAAACTCTGCTTCAGGATCTTAATGACCTGCTGAAACGGGAGAATAGTGAAGATGACGACGACAGTAACGACTGATATTCCTTCTATACATGAAGGTTTAAAAGAAGTTTATCAAGACAAAGAAGTGGTTGAGAAAGTTCTCAACCCAAATTCAATAGATAAATCTACTTTAGATAGACTGCCACAGCCTACGGGTTGGAGACTTTTAGTTTTGCCTTATGCTGGACCAGCTCAAACTAAGGGTGGAATTATTCTATCTGATACTTCTAAAGATACAATTCAAATGACAACTGTTTGTGCTTATGTTCTTAAAATGGGAAATCTTTGTTACAGAGATAAAGATAAATTTCCATTAGGAGCGTGGTGC